CCCCCCCCCCTTGACAAAATAAAAGACCTGTGCTATAATGTCCGTGATGCCCTAAATACGGGGCCTCACGGGCAACTTTTTATTTTGAAGTAAATTATGTCACAACACAATCATTGGAGATTCAACGAGGATAAGATCCTCAAAGAATTTGAAGAATACCTCATTACGACGTATGGACAACATTATGTCGATGATGAAAACGAGGGTCTGCAGACCATCGAGCGTATTTTGCATAGTAGACGAGAAGGATTCCTTGCTGGTAACATAACCAAATACGTTGATCGTTACGATGCAAAAGGAACCCCCAAACGGGATCTGTTCAAGATTCTGCATTATACGATTCTTCTTATCAACCACCTTGAACTTTGTAATACCACTAATGAAACTAACTAAAGAAACACTGGAGATTCTTAGTAGCTTCAAGGACATTAACCAATCTATCGTCGTCTATCCGGGTCAGATGATCAGGACCAGAAGCGAAGATAATAGGATTGTCGCTGAGGCTATTGTAGAAGAGACGTTTGAACGAGAATTTGCCTTTTATTCCATCAAAGGTTTTCTGGATGCTCATAACATTATTGGTTCTCCTGATCTTGTATTTTCTGAAGAAGATTATGTTCTCCTAAAAGATGGTCGCAGTGAAATCAGGTACTATTATGCCAACCCTGATCTTATCACTGCCCCAGAGCAGAGCAAAGTTTATAAGATCAAGTCTACTGCCATCTCGTTTGAGTTGAGCCAAATTCAACTGAATAAGATGATGAGAATGACTACTTTCGATAGTGATCGTACTCATTGGCTTGTTAACTTTGTTGGTGATGGCTCGGAGATTCATCTTGTTATTCAACACAAGGATGATCCAACAATGCCGTCTTACAACACTGTAGTTGGCGAAACTCCTCATACCTTTTGCATTAAGACCCTACTCGATTGCTTCTCATTTATTAATGGGAGTTATGAGATCCACATTTCTGTCGATAAGGGATTTGCACTTGAGGCAAAGAACACAGCTCGAAATCTACGTTATCTGATGGCCCTATCGCCTGATTCCACTTTTGAAACTTAATTATGGCCTATGAATACCTTTGGGTAGAAAAGTATTCACCCAAGACTATTGACGATTGTATTTTACCTGCTTCAATTAAGAAGCAGTTTGTTGACATTCGGGATTCTGAAAAGATCCCAAATATGATTCTTGCAGGACCCAAAGGAATTGGCAAAACCTCTTGTCTACAAGCTCTTTCTAAAGAGTTAGAACGTGATATGATGATTATCAATGGTTCAGACGAGAGGACAATTGATGTGATTCGTAACAAGGTTAAGAATTATGCCTCAACTGTGTCACTAAATCCGGGGAAGAAGATTCTCCTTATTGATGAGGGCGATAATCTAACCCACGATGCACAACTTGCCTTAAGAGGATGTATCGAGGAATTCCAAAAAAATTGCACGTTTATCTTTACCTGCAATAATCTCAATGGAATCCACGAGGCAATTCAGTCTCGCTGTCCTCCAGTAATCTTTAAGATCCCCTCTGCTGAAAAGTCCACTCTTATGGCAGAGTTTTATCAGAGGATCTTAGGTATTCTAGAGACAGAAAATGTAACTTGTGAGGATAATCGAATCCTTATCAAGTTCGTTGCAAAGCACTTCCCAGATTTCAGACGATCAATCCATCTCCTAGAAACCCATTCTAGAAGTGGGACTATTGGTACTAACCTATTGGCACAATCGTCTGACATTAATGTCTCGGCATTATTCAAGTGTCTCAAAGAAAAACGTTTTAATGATGTGAGAAAATGGGTTGTTGAAAACCTTGACAATGATCCAATCTCGATCTTAAGACGTGTTTATGATGGGCTGGACAATGTTATGGACAAACCATCTATCCCAGCCGCTATCTTGATTATCCACGAACATATGAATTCATCGGTCGCGGATAATGAGATCAATCTGGTTGCTTGTTTCACTAAGTTAATGGTGGATTGCGAATGGCTCTAGAACTTAAGGATTGGTTGAATTCTATCAACTTTACCAAAGAGGATCTGTCGGAACACATCAAAAGTTATCCATCTTTTGTTATCAATAAGATTCTCGCAGGGGACATTGGATGTGTTATGCTTGTCAATGAACTGAACAAGCGATACACGATGTCTCCTGAAATGCAGTATAAGTTCTTATTGTATTCTGTTCCTAAGAAAAAGCGTTATAATCCTTATCATAAAAAGACTAAGGATGAAACCCTTGACCTAGTAAAGGAATACTTTAAGGTCAGCACAGAAAAGGCGAGGGAGTATCTTGATGCCTTGACTGCAGAACAACTGCAGAACATTAAACGCGACCTGTTCAAAGGTGGCGTTTCTAAATAAATTATGTTTGTATCATTTTTAGGATTATCAAATTATGACAAGCCTTGATCGAAACTACATCCCATTCGAAGATGTAGAACCAATTTATGTTGAATTGAAAGAACCCGACGATTTTCTAAAGATTAGGGAAACGATCTCACGAATTGGCCTTTTGTCCCGTCATTCTAACGTTCTTTATCAATCCTGCCACATCCTCCACTCACGTCGAGGAACACTGTCGCCTTATCGCATCTGCCATTTCAAAGAACTGTTTGGACTTGATGGTAAACAAACCACTATCACCTTAGACGATCTTGCCCGTAGATCAACTACCGCAAGACTATTAGAGCAATGGGGTCTGTTGACTATTCTCAATCCTGAGGTTCTCGATAAGTATGGTTATTGCCCTTTGAATAAAATCAAGGTGGTTAGCTATAAAGAAAAGGTCGAAGGTGTTTATAAGCTAGAGCCGAAGTACACCATCGGCAACAAAGGACCAAGAAAGCAAGAAGAACCGGGCGGTTAAGCGTAATGTTCAACAACGTACCAACAGATATAGAGAACTTACAGTTGCTGAGGTCCGAAGCATCTCAGCTGAGATCCGAAGCATCTCAGCTGGAGTCCGCAGCATCTCAGCTGGAGTTAGCAGGTAGGAAGACCGACTTAGCATTATCGCGGATGCAATCGCGTCTCAACAACAAGAAGAACAGGTCGGTTAGCCCTACTTGCTAATTTCTCGGATCCGTGCTAAATATTTGCCAGGGATGCTCAATTGAGGTCTCTGGCACTTTCACTCGCTTTTATAGGAGTTCGATTATGTTCACTACTTACACCAGTCAAATTCTTAGCAATCTTGCTAAACAAAGCATTGGTTATGATTATGTTGTAGAAAAAATCTACAATGATGCAACTTTTACGTCTTTTCCCCCTTTTAACTCTTACACTAAAGACAATTTCTATTTTATTGAATTTGCCTTATCTGGCTATTCTAGAGATTGTCTGAAAGTCTACACCTCTGACGGTAACCTTGTGGTGGAAGCATCTAAACCTGATGCGGAAAAGGACATTGCTTATGTCCATAATGGGATCGCCCGTAGAGCCTTTAAATGGGTTCGAGCCCTTGCTGACAACGTTAACGTGAAATCGGTTAACTTTAACGATGGCCTTCTTAAGATCGAATTGGAGCGCATCGAACCAGAGTCACACCGCCGCCGTGATTATCTCTAAATAATCACAGGCTACCCCCTTTCTATCGTTGTCGCAACAGGGGGCCTGGCAAAATCCAGGACCCCCTTGACAAAATCAAAAACCTGTGCTATGATAGGACGAGTTCCACAACCCGTCCTATTTTTATGTTACTGACTAAACTTTTTATCCTCAAAACCGGGGAGTATGTTATTGCTCAAATCAATGACGAAAGCCTGATTGAACTTTATGGTCCATACAAACTGCATCATCCAAAAGTTGTCATTGCAACAAACACGCAACAAAATTCAGACGATCAAAACAAGCTTCAGACCAGTGTAGTCTTATTGACCTGGCCCCAGTTTACATTAGATACAGAAGTTGAAATCAATTTTTCGGCCATAACCAGTATTGTCAATCCAATCAAAGAACTCTGTGAACTTTATGAGAATAGTTTAAAATGAAAGACGCAAAACTTTTAATTCTCCCAACTGAGAAAATCATTGCAACAATTAAGGCGCTCGCACCAATGGAAATCGGTGGTGCTGACATTGCATTGTACGATCCTTTTGTTGTCACGGAAACCGATGGTGAATTTTACTTATCACCTTGGCTAATTGCCTTTACGTCCCAAAATAGGTTCGAAATGCATAGTGATAAATTTCTGACAACAGTTGAACCAAACTTCAAGCTACTTGCAAAATACGAAGAACAGTTTCAATGAATAAATGGCATACAAGTGTAAAATGCGTAGGAGATAAGATTCTAGTAAGAGGTTATTATGATGGTCTGCCTTATCAAGATGTTGTTGAATACCAACCAACTCTTTATCTTAAGTCAAAAGAACCGACTGATTATAAGAGCCTTGAGGATGAGTTTCTAAAGCCAATTAAGCCCGGTACGATCAGAGACACCAGAAAGTTTCTTGAGAAGTACAAAGAGGTTGATGGATTTAAAATCTATGGAAACGAGAGTCCGGTTTATCAGTTCATTGCTGATGAATTCCCCGAACGCATAGAATTCCAGATGGATAAGCATAAGATTTATTATCTGGACATTGAGACCACATCAGAACACGGTGGGGTTGATGTTGAGGCAGCAAGAGAGCAGATTCTTCTTGTGACGGTTATGGATTATACTTCCAAAAAATCCATAACCTTTGGTTCTCGCCCTTATTCAAAGATTATTGAGAATAATACTTACATTGAATGTAAGAATGAGACAGAATTGCTTGAGCGATTCTTAAAGTTCTGGGAAAAAGCCTATCCTGATGCTGTTTCTGGTTGGAACATCGAAACCTTCGACATTCCTTATCTTGTTAAAAGGATTGAAAAGACCCTTGGTAATAATCAATCTAAAAGACTTTCACCTTGGAAAATCGTAAGGCTCAAGAATGTTATGGATCGTAGAACCGAAAAGACCTACGAAACCTTTGAAATTTATGGAGTCAATGTTCTCGACTATCTGCCTTATTTCAAAAAGTATGCAGGTATTGGTGTTGAGAACAATAAACTTGATACCGTGGCACAAGAGGTTCTTAAAGAAACCAAGTTAGATCACACAGAATACGAAACCTTTGCCGAGTTTTATACCAAGGATTGGGATCTGTTTGTCGAGTATAACATTGTTGACACTCAGCTTATTGATAAACTGGAGAAAAAACTTAGACTTCTACAGCTAGCCTTTACTCTTGCGATGGATTCAAAGGTTAATCCTGAGGATACTCTTTCTCAAGGTAGAATGTGGGATGCGATCATTTATAACCATCTCCTGGCAAAAAATGTTATCATCCCCACAAAATCTCCATCAGAGGAAAAAACCGAAAAGTACAAAGGGGCCTTCGTAAAACCACCCCAGATCGGCAAATTTAAATGGGTTAGCTCATTCGACGTTTCCTCACTGTATCCATCTCTTATCAGAACATTTAACATCAGTCCAGAAACCTTGGTTCAAGAAAGGAATGATACAGTAACAATTGATGCTATTGTCGATAATACCTTTACTCCAAAGCCAGACCATTCTGATTATTGCATTTGTGCCAATGGTTCGATGTATAGGAAGGAGTCTCAAGGGTTTCTTGCTAGGATTATGGAAGAAATGTTTGAAGAGCGTAAAGGTTATAAAAAGAAGATGCTCGATTATCAAAAGGAATACGAGCTTAATCCTACAAACGAATTAGAAGAGTTGGTGGCAACTTATCGGATCTTACAAGAATCCAAAAAGCAATGTCTCAACTCGGCTTATGGAAGTTTGGGTTCGTCTTACTTTAGGTTTTATGACATTCGCAATGCTGAGGCCATCACTTATATGGGCCAGGCTGTTATCAAGACAGTTGAAAAACATCTAAACTCTTATCTGCAAAAGGTCACGGGTGAAAAAATTGACTTCATTCTAGCAGAGGACACCGACTCTTGTTTTTTGAATTTGGAACCAGTCGTAGACAAGGTTTTCAAGGACAATCTTCCCTCAGAGCAGGAAATTATCGACTTCCTCTGTTCCATCTGTGATAATCAGATCCAAAAGGTTATTGATCGAATTTTCGAACAGTTTTCTAAAACTACCAATGCCTTCCAAAACTGTCTTCATATGAAACGAGAGAAGATTTGTTCTTCTGCCTTATGGAAAGCCAAAAAGAATTACATCCTTTACGTCTGGGATAATGAGGGTGTTCGCTACTCTGAACCAAAGATTAAAGTCAGTGGAATCGAAGCGGTTAAAACCTCAACACCCGCTGTCTGTAGAGGAAAGATTAAAAAGGCCATTGAATACATTATGAGTTCAACGGAAGATGAGCTTATTGATTTTATTCAAGAGTTCAAAGCCGAGTTTTTTGCCCTTCCACCTGAGGATGTATCATTCCCAAGAAAGGTTTCTGACATTGATAAATGGTTCAGTAAGTCAACTACATACATCAAGGGAACACCTATTCAAGCAAGAGCAGCAATCCTTTACAATAAGTACATAAACGAAAAGAATCTTGTCAATAAGTACCCCTTGATCAAGAATGGCGAAAATCTTAAGTTTTGTTATCTAAGAATCCCCAATCCAATCAAAGAAGATGTTATTGGATACGTCCAAAGATTCCCGAAAGAACTTAACCTTGAAAGCTACGTTGATTATCAGAAACAGTTTGAATTAACATTTCTTCAACCATTAACCAAAATTCTTGATGTTATTGGCTGGAGAACAGAAAAACACGCAACATTAGACGATTTATTCTAAAATGGATTTTTTAAAAAGTATTGTTAAAGAGATCGGCAAAGAATACGCTGCCGTTGCCTCGGACATTGTTGAGAATCAGACCTTTGTTGATACAGGCTCATACATCCTTAATGCCTTGGTATCTGGAAGTATCTTTGGTGGTATCTCTCAAAATAAGATCACTGCTCTTGCTGCACCAGAAGCCTGTGGTAAAACCTTTATTGCCCTTTCTGTAGTCAGAAACTTTCTACAGCAAAACCCTGAGGCATTTTGCCTTTATTTTGATACAGAGTCTGCTATTACCAAAAAGCTACTAGAGGATAAAGGGATCGACATTAATCGAGTTGTTGTCATTAATGTGGTCACTGTCGAAGAGTTTCGCCGCAAGGCGCTTAAGGCGGTGGATATGTATTTAAATACACCGAAAAAAGAGCGAAAGCCTTGTATGTTTGTTTTAGACTCTTTGGGTATGTTATCAACCAATAAAGAGATTGGTGATACCCTAGCAGAAAAAGACACAAGGGATATGACAAAGGCTGCCCTACTCAAAGGTGCGTTCCGTATGCTAACCTTAAAACTGGGCCAGGCTGACATCCCAATGATCGTAAATAACCACCTTTATGATACAATGGAAGCCTATGCAACTAAGAAAATGAGCGGAGGTTCTTCGATCGCTTATTCAGCATCATCTATCCTTTACATCTCCAAGACTAAAGAAAAAGAAGGAACCGAAATTGCAGGAGTTATTCTCAGATTCAAAACGATCAAGTCTCGATTAAGTAAAGAAAACCAAGATGTAGAGGTTCGACTATTTTATGATGAACGAGGATTAGATCGCTACTACGGTCTTATTGAACTGGGAGAGGAAGCGGGTATTATCCCTAGGGTTGGTGCTCGTTATGAGATTGATGGTAAAAAACTAGGAAGAAAAACAATCCTAGAGGATCCAGAGAAGTATTTCACTCCAGAATTACTTGAGCGTCTGGATGCTTATGCAAAAACAAAATTTATGTATGGTCAATCAACCAAAGGTGAAGAACACGATGACAATGACGACGACGAAGACGACGATCCAGCTGAATGATCTTATTCAGATTTATGATGATGCACTTGAGCCTGAATTATGTCAATTATTGATTCAGGCCTTTAATGATAATCCCAATAGCCAAGAGGTTATTGATAACGATAAAAAACCATCGTTTACACAACTGAATCTAACGGAGTTAACCAACTCAAATGAACGTCTGAAGCTCATTCAAAATCTGGTCTTAAAGAAGCTCTTTGATTATAAAAAAGAGTATTATGAGTTTGTATCAGACAGAGTATTTCCCCAAGAGAATAGTTTCGAATACTTCAGGATCAAGAAGTACAATAATGACGGGAATGACTTGTTTGATACTCACGTTGATGTTATGGATGCTGGATCAGCCAAAAGGTTCCTATCTTTCTTGTTTTACCTGAACGATGTTGAGCAAGGTGGGGAGACGGTTTTCGAGGGCTTGACAATTCAGCCAAAGTGTGGTAGACTGATTGTGTTCCCGCCGCTATGGATGTTCCCCCACAAGGGCTGCATCCCGGTCAGTAACGAAAAGTATATTTTGACAACCTATTTGCATTATAAGTGAATGTGGATAAAACTGAAATTTTAATTCTGAAGAACCTGATTTACAATGATGAATACACAAGGAAAGTATTACCGTTCTTAAGGCTTGATTATTTTCAAGACTATTCCCAAAGAGTCTTATTTGAAGAAATTGGTGAATTTATCAATGACTACAATAAGCTACCAACCAAGGATGCTCTTGAAATTGAACTAGAGAGAAGAACAGACCTAAATGAGCAAACCTTTGCAGAAATCAACACCATACTGGCATCACTTGATCCAGAACAAGTCTCGCAGGATTGGCTTATTGATACAACAGAACGATGGTGTAAGGATAGAGCAATTTATCTGGCTCTTATGGAGTCATTGCAAATTGCCAATGGTAGCAATGAACAGAAAGGACGGGATGCTATTCCATCTATTCTACAGGATGCTCTTGCTGTTTCTTTTGATAACCACATCGGCCACGATTATTTCGAAAACAGTGATGAACGATTTGAGTATTATCACGATGTAGAAAACAAGATTCCGTTTGACATTGAAAGACTTAATACGATCACAAAAGGAGGAATTAAGAAAAAGACCCTTAACATTATTATGGGTACGACCAATGCTGGTAAGTCAATTTGTCTTTGCTCTTTCGCTTCTGGATACCTTAAACAAGGAAAAAATGTTCTCTACATAACACTTGAAATGTCCGAGGAAGAGATCGCAAAACGTATTGATGCTAATGTTCTTGATCTCAACATTGATACCATAGCAACTGTTCAAAAGAAAGTGTTTGATGATAAGATTCAACTATTAAGGAACAGAACCAATGGACAATTAATTATTAAGGAGTACCCAACAGGCGGTGCATCAGTTAATAATTTCAGGGCCTTATTAAATGAACTTGAATTAAAGAAAAAGTTTGTTCCTGACATTATTATGGTTGATTATCTTTCAATCTGCGCCTCATCTAGATTCAAAAAAGGATTTTCTAATTCTTATGAATACGTTGGTTCTGTTGCAGAAGAACTGAGAGGTCTTGCCAAGGAGTTTGATGTTCCCTTATGGTCTGCAATTCAATCCAACAGGGACCAACAAGCCAACACTGATCCAACATTAGCTGGTATCAGTGAATCTGCTAAAATCGGCCACGTTTCTGATTTCTTATGTGCGATTATCTCAAACGAGGAATTGGAGCAACTTGGCCAGTATATGTTCAAGCAAATCAAAAATAGATACAATCAAAAGAGTAAGCTCACCCGGTTTGTGGTTGGTATTGATTATACCAAAATGAGACTCTACGATGTTGAAAATGATGATTCGCAACTACAGGAGTATTCGGAAGAAGAAACTGAAATGCCTGATCTAAAGGCGAAATTCAAAACTTTTAATTTTAATTGATTTTATGACTAACCCACAATTTGACAACATCCGTGAATGGGCAGAAGCCCGCAATCTTATTGAAGGTAGCAGGCCAGTTAATCAAGTTTCTAAGCTAGTTGAAGAACTAGGTGAACTTGCAACTGGAGTAAATAAGGGTAAGAATGATCTTATTGCCGATGGTATTGGCGATTCTGTTGTTGTTCTTACTATCCTAGCAAAGCAATGCGGTCTGAACATCGAAGATTGTATTGATCTAGCCTGGAATGAAATCAAAGACCGCAAAGGTCGTATGGTTGATGGTATCTTTATTAAGGAGCAGGACTTATGAGTAAAAAATCAAAATGCGTGTGTAATCCAGAAAAGGATCAGATGATTCAAGATGTGATCGAAGTTCTAGAGCGAGAAGTCTCGAATTATTCTTCTGAATTCGTCCCAGAAAGAATCACAAGAATCCGGGCCTACATCGAAAAACTTAATAATTCCTCTTGCCCGTAATGGGCTTTTTTAATGCTCTAAATAATTAGAGTATTCGTTTTTACGATAAATGCACGACGATAGAATTTATCAGGATCTTGTCAATAGCTATTATAATCTTTACACCTTAAATGAGGATGTGGATCCTATTGAGGAAGCAAAAGAAGATGAAGGTCTAACCCCAGGTCAAAAACAAACTGCTCGTCAAAAAAGACAAGGCGCTGGTGAACTCGAACGTCAATCCAAACATCTTTTTGGTCGCTACCAAAAACAGAAGCCCGTTAAAGAGGAAACTGTAATTGAGTATCTTCTAGATGAAGGAATTGCTACTACTGTAGATGGTGCAATCGCCATTTATGAACGTATGAGCGATGAGTGGTATGCTGTTATTATGGAAGCCTTGAAAAAAACTGATACGATGAATAAATCTGAAATGGCGGATCAGGTATCAACCCTGAGAAAGAAGATGGCGGATCTAACGAAACAACTTGATCCTAAAAATCCAAACCCCAAAATTGTAGAACAGATTAAAAGTACAAGAGAACAAATCGCTAAGTTTACACAAGGTCTAAGTTCATTAAGAGATGTTTCAGGACCATCTCAACCAAAAAGAATTGCGGATAAGAAAAAAGAAGAAGATGAAATGACACCAGAGGAGCGCAAGGAATTTAGACAGGAAATGGCAAAAACTCGTACAGAAAGATCAAAAGAAAAAACGCCAGAGGAAAGAGCAAAAACTAGAGAAAACATTGCAAAGCGTAAGCCTTCAACGGCAGGCAGAACTCCTCAAAGTACGGGTATGAATCTACCTGATCCATCTGGGCGTAAAACTGCAAGACAACAAGGTCTCGAAAGACTTGCGAATGCCCCAACCCGCGATACTCCCAGTTACTATACCCCTAGTGGTGAAAGGAGATCCTTAAATGTTGTAGGAGATACCGAACAAATTCGAACCGATGCTACTCGCAGCGAACGGCGTTCTGGGGCTTCTCAGTCAATCAGTCGCCCAAATACAAGGGGTGCAGCTGTTCGTGGTTCAACTAGAAACAGATAAATAACCCCAATAAAGTAGTCAAAGAATGAAGTCTTTTAGAGAATTTATAACCGAGGCCAGAGGTGGTAAGGCAGCAGAACAAGCCCAAAGAAGCGGTCTTGTATCCGATGGTCACGGTGGTTGGTTAAATCGTCAAGGATTACTTGTTGCCCAGACACAAAAAGATAGACTGGTATTCATTAAGCCGGAAACACCAGATAAAACACCACCAGAAGCCGGTGTAGCACCAGCAAGAAGGGATCAACAAACAGTAGCAGTAAAACCACCAAAGGCCCAACCAACACCTAAACCGAAGAAACAAAAAGAAGAAGAACCCGTACCTGAGATTGAAAAATCAAAAGGAATTACAGTCGTCTTTGGTAAGTTTAATCCTCCTACCGCTGGTCACTTAAAACTCCTTAAGAAAGCCAGACAGGTATCAGGTGATACAGAATTAAGAATCTATCCATCAAGAACTCAAAACGATCAGAATCCATTAGAACCAAAGAATAAGATTCGTTATATGCGAATTGCATTTCCAGAGTTTGCTGATGAGATTATGAATGATCAGTCAATGACAACCATTTTTGATGTACTCCAGCTACTTAATCAAGAGGGTTATAGGAGTGTTAAAATTGTTGTTGGGGCTCAAAGGGAATCTGAGTTTGATAGACTCTCTAATCAATACAATGGTGAGCTTTATGAGTATGATGAAATCGAAATCGTCCCTGCAGCCATTAAGGATCCTGATAGTGATGCCTCTGATGCACAATCATCTGGTGCCTTAAGAAAAGCAGCAGCCGCTAACGATTATTTCAAGTTTAAATCTGGCCTTCCACCTAAAATGCCAGAGAAAGAAAAGCGTAATTTATTCAATGCTGTCCAAAATTATTATAACAAAGGTTCTGTTCAAGAAACCTGGAAACTGGCACCTGAACTGGATTATAAAAATCTTAGAGAGTCTTATTACAAAGGCGAAATCTTTAATGTTGGTGACTTAGTTGAAAGTCAAACTACTGGGGTTGTTGGAGTTATTAAACGCCGTGGACCTAATTATGTGATTTGTGTAAATGAAGAACTCAATTTTATGTTTAAGCCTTGGATTCAAGACATTACAGAATGGACTGATGATTGCGGAACGACTGAAAAGGAAAAAGAAGTAGGTCGTCCAGAACGAGTGAAATATTTAATGCGTCTTATGGGTCTTAAAAAGATCGACAATTATCCTGTAAACCTATCTAAAAAATCTAAATAATCAAATAAAGAACGTCTATCTATTATGAGCACTGAATACACGGTCGGTTTTCAACAAATGCGAGAGATTTATGTTGAGTCTATCGCACCTCAGAATTTGTTAGAGAAAAAGAAGGACAAAGAAGAAACTAAGAAAACTACTACAGATGATGAAAATGAATTAGATCCTGTCGGACAGGAAGACGAAGACATTAATAATAATGGTAAGAAAAATGATAAAAATGATAAATATCTTTTAAATCGTAGACGTGTTCGCTCTAGAATTATCAATTCTGAAAAGAAAATCGACGAAGACACAGACTTCGCCCCAGAACGTCTAGAGTATTATGATTGGCGTTCAACTATTTCTGAGGACATTCAGGCTGCAATTGATGAGCTAGACGGTGACCAAATCCAAGAAAAACCAGTCAATAATTATGCAAAAGGTAAAAATGGAAAATCAGTTGTAACGATCAATCCTACGATTAACATTGGTGAGGCTGCTGCATCCCTTGGAGGTGAGCTACTAATGGAAAGTGAGCTTGAGATTGATGATGTTATTGAAATCGCTGCTGGTTATTTTTATGATCAAGGCCTAACTCCTGAGGGTGTTGAAATTGTTATTGAAGAACTGGGTGAAGAGGCTTTTTATCAATTTGCCATTGAACTTACTGAAAATTACATTCTCACAGAGGCCCGCCGCAGTGGTCGTATTGAGCCTGTTACTAAAACGGGTAAATCGGTCGCTGAACTTAAAGGTGGTGCAAAGACATCCGCTATTAATCGTCTAAGAAAAGAGAAGCAATCACGTAGAGAAGCAGAATCACAGGCAGCTCAAAAACCTTCTGGTATGACTGGTGCTTTAAGAGCCCAATCAGAACTCGCAAGAAAGAGTGCTATTAAAACCGCCAGACAACAGCAACCGCAAACTAATGCTTCTCCAACTAGAAAGAAGAGAGGTATTCTTGATGTTGTTGCCGCTGAGATTCTTAAAGGTATGGAGAGAGATAAGGCAGCCCGCGAAAAGTTTGCTCAATCCAAAACAGGTCAGGCACTAAGAACTGCTGGTGGTATCGTATCTGGTGCAGCTGGAGCAGCATCCCGTGCTATGGAATCTCCTATCGTTCAAAAGGCAGAGCGTAACGTCACTGCAGCAGCACTAAAAGGCACTCGTAAAGTTGCTAGAGGCGCCCGTGATCTTGCTGCCAAAGAGGTAGGCCGCCGCAGGGCCTATGCCGAAGAAGTGGAACAACTAGATGAAAAATCTGTTTCTACTCAACAACAAAAACTGTTTGGTTCTGCCTTATCTGTTAAGAGAGGTGAAACCCCAAGAAGTGAAGTAAGTAAGGATGTTCTAGAAATTGTTGATTCAATGTCTGAAACTGAAATTCGCAAGTTTGCAAAGACTAAGCACAAAGGTCTGCCTAAAGTTAAAGAGCCAATGAATGAAAGTTTATCTTATGAAGACATTCTTCGCTTTATGAAGAAGTGAACAAATAATTGACTAAATAATTATACCCAATCTGGAGTAAACCAATGAACTTTAATCTAGTTCTACCCCTAGCAGAGAAGGTCGTACAGTATTTTTGGAACACCCCTGAAGTGAAAGAGTTTGTGGTAACTCTACTCGAACGTTATTCAAAGAGCACCGATAATGATGTTGACGACCTACTCGTTAATCTAGTTCGCAGCAAACTACTCGGCTGAGAGTAGTTTAACATAAATTAAAAGAGGGAGCCTTCTCCCTCTTTTTTTGTAATCCGGTTCTTCATAAATAACTAATAGCAAAATCTTAAAGAGAATAAAATGGCACTTTGGGGTATCTCAACAACTACTGAAACCGCTGCTAATAATTATAATGTACCCAAGTTTCTAAAAGAAACTGATCGGGTGCATAGTCCTCACGATGCCTTTGCAGATGAGCGCGGCTGGATTTTCCGTAATTACAAATCAGTCGAGCGTTCTGGACTTTCAACCTCTTTCTATGATGAGGTTCTAGTTCCTGTTGCTGGACTCAATACTATTGGTATTTCTTCTAACAGCACGGGCCTAGGTAATGCTACCCCTGTTGCTCTTTTCTTTGAAGATCCTAACCAGGCCAATCCAATCTCAATCGGTGCCGGCGGCACTACTGGTATTGGTACTGGCCGAACTGGTTATGTCCATCTTGTCTTCAATGAAAATGTTTATGTGTCTGCTGGTGCAACAATCCTGATCAGTCAGGCTAATACTTCCGGTACGACTGTTACTACCATTGTGGCAACCGCTACCTCAATTACACCTAATGCCCCGGTGTATAACTATGTCAACGGTACTGGTTTTGTAACCTTCCAGAATTATAACGGTCAGATTACTAACCGTGTTGCCTTTGCCTTTACTGCCCCAACTGCCTTAAGCGGAATCGGTAGTGTTCTTCGCATTGATACCAGCAAGGCCTTTACAGGGATTATTACCGATTTCTATAATGGTGTCGGTGTAACCAGTACCTTCACTGAGGGTCTAATCCGCAATGTGGGCGGCGCCGGAACTACTGCTGGCGTGGGTCTAGGTACTACTACTCTTACTGTCGTTGCCTGATAATTAATGATTTTTAATGAACTAACAGAAGATAATTTTCTTCTCTTTGCAATAAAAAATTATCAAAATCCTCAGGGTGTAACCAGAGACGACTTTGAAAGGGACCTAAACCATTTCAAATACGTCAAAAGACTCCTAAAAAAATACGATAAATCGGGTGTTTTAAGGTTACCCCTGATTATTAATCATCTTATCATCCTTTATAATGTATTCGGTGAGGCCACCACACCTATGTTATTTTTTAAGGTAGATTCTGAACTGTGGCCCGTTTTGAAAACTATTGTTGTTTTCTTAAACAAACTACCTGATTATCCTCGTGGTCACGTTCACGAAATTAAGTCTGACGAGTATTGTTTAAAAGAGTTGGAAAAGTTAACCAATGCAAAAGATTGATCGAATTGTTAATAATCTTAAAGAAATGATGGTTGCTAATCAACCCGGTGAAAGTGGTGGGTTTACATCAAGTTCAAACTCATCTGGTCCTACTGCTGGGTTTGATCAAGTATTATCCAGTTTTCGCCGCCGCAGGAATGATCTTATTGATTATAGGTCAGTAAAGAAAGATCATAAGCGATGGTTAAAGAGCATCGAAAACCTCTAAATAATTCCGTAACGAATTGATGCAGAAGTGAGGTTTTTTAAAAATTAAACTTTGCTTCGAGGAAAATGTCCGAAGATTCCACCGTAAAGGTTGCTGTTTTAGAGCAAAAGGTCATTGACCTAAAAGAGATCGTTCTTAAATTAGAAGAGGCGATCGAACGTATTAATGACGTAAACTCCAACATCACCAAGATGCTAGCAGTTCACGAACAAAGAATCAATACGAACGAAGAAAACAGTCATAATATTTACCAAAAGGTCTGGGAAATTTCAGAAAAGCAAGACACAGATAAAATTGAGCTACTGACTAAGATCAATACACTCGATTCTCAAATTAAAGGTACAAGAAATAAATTCCTGATCGCATCCGCCTTTGTCCTGTTCCTGGGCTTCGTGATCCAGAACGCCGCCTTCTTCGAGAAAGTGTTGGAACTCGGACAAACCAAGAAGACCCTCTTGACAAATCCGGCAGAGTATGGTAGACTGTTATGACCTTGACACGACGGGATGGATCACATTGATGAAAAGTACATAACTCTCTTATCTGGACGGCTAAATAAACTCAAGAAAGTTAAAAACGGGCTTTATAATTGCAGATGCCCCCTTTGCGGGGATTCTCAAAGAAATAAATCAAAGGCACGGGGATACTTTTATCAGGTAAACAACAATACGAATTATAAATGCCATAACTGCGGCGCCAGTATGTCATTTAATAATTTCCTAAAGATTACCGATTCAGTTTTACACGCGCAGTTTTGTCTCGATAAATACACCGCAGGATTCACGGGTAAGAATTTTCCAGCAGAAGAACCAGAATTCTATACCAGTCAACCAGTATTTAAAGAAAAGCTTGATTTACCTAGGGCATCTGAAAACCCAAACGTAAAAAGTTATCTTGAGTCAAGAAAGCTAGATCCAGATAAGTTTTATTATGCAAAAGAGTTTAAGAAATGGGTAAATTCTTTTAAACCCACGTTTAATGAAAAGGCGCTTTATTATGAGGAGGAACGAATTGTTATACCACTCCATTTAAACAAAAAAATTATTGGGATCCAAGGAAGAGCAATCGGCCCATCTGATGTAAAGTATCTCACCATAATGCTTGATGAATCAACACCTAAAGTTTATGGTTATGATCGAGTAGATTTATCTAAATTTGTTTATGTTTTAGAAGGTCCATTTGACTCTGAATTTGTTGATAATTCTATCGCAATGTGTGGGGCGGATGTTAACATCTCGGATCTAAATATCTCTTACCCGGTCTATGTTTATGACAATGAACCACGAAACATCGACATTCTTAAAAGGATGTTAAAGGTTATAGAACGTGGAGATTCAATTGTCATCTGGCCCGAAGCGAATCATTTAAAAGACATCAATGAGATGGTTATCTCAGACATTGATGTTATGAGTCTTATTGAAAAAAATACATTCAATGGACTAGAAGCAAGTTTAAAGTTTAATTTTTGGAAAAAACGAGACCTATGATTTCACAAGATATTAAAGTACAAAAGCGTAATGGCGCAATTGAACCCCTGATGCTGGATAAGCTGCATCTGATGGTTGAAGAGGCTTGCAAGGGTCTCTCAGGGGTCTCTGCATCGCAAGTAGAGATGAGTTCGGGCATCCAGTTTTATGACGGGATTTCCACCGAAGACATTCAAAAGGTTCTGATCAAATCTGCATCGGATCTTATTAGTCTGGAAAGTCCTAACTATCAATTCGTTGCTGCTCGCCTTTTGCTTTTCTCTATCCGTAAGCAGATTTATGGTGGCCGAATTGATTTACCCCATCTATCGGAACACATCCGCCGTTGTGTGGATGTAGGTGTTTATGATGATCAAGTTTATAGTAATTACACCGAGGAAGAGATTGATCGAATCAATTCTTTCATTGATCACGATCGAGATTTTATCTTTACCTTTGCAGGATTATCTCAGGTTGTTGATAAGTATCTTGTTCAAGATAGGTCCACAGGACAGCTTTTTGAGACACCACAATTTATGTACGTGATGATCTCTTTGACTCTTTTTGCCAATTATCCCAAAGAGACAAGGCTGAATTATGTCAAGCGTTATTACGATGCTATCAGCAAGCACAAGATCAACATCCCAACACCTATTATGGCGGGGGTTAGAACCAAACTGAAGCAGTTTGCATCTTGTTGCCTTATTGATGTGGATGATAGCCTTAAGAGCATCTATTCATCTGATAGTGCAATGATGGAGTACGTTTCTGGTCGGGCGGGTATTGGCCTGAACCTAGGTAGAATTCGGGGTATTGGTTCCAAAATCCGCAACGGTGAGGTTATTTCAACGGGTGTTATTCCCTTTGTTAAAAAGTTTGAGTCATCCCTTAACTCTTGTCACCAGGGAGGTGTAAGAAAGGGTAGTATGACCATTTACTTCCCAATCTGGCACCAAGAAATTGAGGACATTATCGTACTCAAGAATAATAAAGGAACAGAAGAAAACCGTGCTCGTAAGGTTGATTATGGTATTCAGCTATCCAAGATTTTTTATGAGAGGTTTATCAATAATCAAGAGATCACTCTATTCTCACCTCATAATGTTCCAGGACTTTATGAATCCTTTGGTATGCCAGGGTTTGATGAACTATACGTCAAGTATGAGAACGATCCATCTATTCCAAAGAAAAAAATCAGTGCCCAGACACTTATTTTAGACTTGCTTAAAGAACGGGCAGAAACGGGTCGAATTTATCTGATGAACATCGACCACGCTAATTCTCATAGCCCATTCAAAGAACAGATTACAATGAGTAATCTTTGTGTAGCAGGGGATACCAAAATTATTATTACTTATCCTGAACCAAAATACAATGATGTTGGTGAGATTTTTGATTGGGATGAAACGATCGCCCAGATTGAAATTAGAGATTTAGAAAGTTACTTGGATGACCGAGAGAACTACGTTAGGTCTTCTGATTTAGACTCATCTAAGTTTCCTTTTGTAGAAGTCTTATGTTATAATTTTGATGAGGAATTTCGTGTATTTTCGGAAGTTACCAACTTTGCCCAGACTTCAGAGAAGGCCAAGGTTATAAAGATTACCGACACCACTAGAGGAAACACCCTTACGGTAACCCCTGATCACGAGATTTATACTACCAATCGAGGTTATGTCAAGGCCGGTGAACTGGAGCCAACGGATAAACTATTTTATGCAACAAGTCACATTAAGTATGAGTATGAGTGTTTTGAGTTAGACATTCAACATCTAGAGGAAGAGATTCCTGTTTATGACATTACAGTAAAGGATAGGCATAACTTCTTTGCCAATGACATTCTCGTTCATAACTGCACAGAGATTCTTATTCCTACTGATCCTATTCAAAAGCTAGAGGGTGAAGGACAAATTGCTCTTTGTATCCTTTCTGCAATGAATGTTGGTAAAATCAAGTCTGATGAAGAACTTGAGGAAATGTGTGATCTGTCTGTAAGAGCCCTTGATGAGTTGATTGATTATCAGGATTATCCTGTTAATGCTGCAGAGTATTCAGCAAAGGCCAGAAGAACCTTAGGTGTTGGTATTATTGGACTTGCTCATTATTTCGCAAAACTTGGATTTAAGTATGAGGATCAAGCCGCAACTGATGCAGCCCACGGATTAGCCGAGAGTATTCAGTATTATCTTCTTAAGGCATCTAACCAGTTAGCCAAAGAAAAAGGTGTTTGTGAGTTTTATGATAAGACAACTTATTCTGAGGGTATCCTTCCGATTGATACTTATAAGAAAGAAGTTGATGAAATCTGTTCACAACCTCTTCAGCACGATTGGGAAGAGTTACGCCAAAGCATTCTTACTTATGGTCTGAGACACTCAACCCTCTCCTGCGCAATGCCAAGTGAAAGTTGCCTTTTCTGGGAACACAAAATCAAAACAACCGCTGGCTTTATGGATTTCCATCAAATTGCTGAGCACGGTGGTTTAGATTGGAGAGAGATTGAGATGAATGATCAGATTGGATGGTATGATTTGAATACCCCAATTGAAGTGGAAACTCAAGACGGCAATAAAACCGTTGACAAGCTCTATTTCAATGGTCATAAGGAGGTTGCAACCATCACCTTTGAGGATGGCAGGGTTATCAATTGCACCCCAAATCACAAGTTTCTTGTCAAACTGGAGGATGGTTCAACAATCTGGAAACGGGTTTATGAACTGAACGAGAATGATGACGTAGTTGAATTTTAATTAACAATCCTTAACCATAACCTAAAGAGAAAAATGAAAGTAAAATCAATCCAGTTTAACGGCGACATTCTCCCCACCTATGACATTGAGGTACCAGAGGTCCATCATTACAATTGTGAGGGATTAGTTTCCCACAATAGTTCAGTTTGCTCTAACAGCACCAACGGAATCGAACCTCCTAGAGGATTCTTATCAATCAAAAAGTCTAAGAAAGGTCCCATCAAGCAGATCGTTCCTCAGTATTCAACACTCAAGAATAATTACACCCTGCTATGGGATATGAAGAGCAATGAGGGTTACTTCAACATTGTTGCAGTATTCCAAAAGTTCTTTGATCAAACAATCAGTGCTAACTGGAATTATAATCCAGAGATGTATCCTAATAATGAAGTGCCAATGAGTGTTATTGTAAGAGACTTCCTTTCTCATTACAAGAAAGGCCATAAAACGGCTTATTATCATAACACTTATGATGGAAAATCTGACGAACCCAAGGAAGATTCGACAGAATTAAATAATCTTGTAGAAGAGTTATTACAAGCCGATGACGAAGTATGTGACAGTTGCGCAATTTGAGGAGATTAAAAATGATTAAGGGAATGACCGTTTTCAATACTGATGATGTTAATACAACAAGATCCCCAATGTTCTTCGGACCTCCTCTGGGGGTCCAAAGATACGATGTTTATAAGTACCCTGAGTTTGATAAGCTAACCCAACAACAGCTAAGTTTTTTTTGGAGACCTGAAGAAGTATCCCTTCAGAAGGATCGCTCTGATTATCTGACTCTAAGACCAGAGCAAAAGCACATCTTTACCTCTAATTTAAAGTACCAGATTCTTCTTGATAGTGTTCAAGGCAGAGGCCCTGGAATGGCCTTTATTCCTTATTGCTCGCTACCTGAACTGGAGTCTTGTATGACAGTGTGGGAATTTATGGAGATGATTCATTCCCGCTCTTATACCCACATTATTAAGAATGTTTATGCAAATCCATCAGAAGTATTCGATACGATTATCAATGATGAGATGATTCTAGAAAGAGCATCATCTGTCACTGAATCTTATGATGATTTTATTAATTCTGCCCAGCAGTATGGTAGCACTGAATTATGGAAATTTGCTAATGAAGGGGTCGATCTGGGCAAAGACGAACGCCACGAACTCAAGAGAAAACTCTATCGGGCTGTTATGAATGTTAACATCCTAGAGGGTATTCGTTTCTATGTAAGTTTCGCTTGCTCATTTGCCTTTGGTGAGCTAAAACTTATGGAAGGATCTGCAAAGATTATTTCCTTGATTTCAAGAGACGAGTCTTGTTTTGTTAAAGGGACCGAGATCCTAACCACAACTGGTTGGAAAAAGTTCGAAGACCTTAATAAGACAGAACTTGTGGCCCAGTATAAGGCTGATGGCAGTATTGAGTTCGTAAGACCATCTCATTACACCAGAAAGCATCATAAGGGTCTGATCTACCAATTTTCAGATAAAAACCATCAATTTAATCAGGCAGTAACCCCTGACCATAGAATCATCTGGAGAGATGCAGTCTCTGGTGAAATTATGGAAAATACTGCAGAGAAGTATAAACCTACTTCGCTAAAAGAGTTTATTTCAACTGGATTTAAGAATGAAGGTAGAGATTCACTAACTTATGATGAAAGACTGAAGATCGCAATTCAGGCCGTGGGTCGTCATAACATTTATGATGATGCCATTAGACTTAACTCTTTAGATCATGAACAAATTGATAGATTGGAGCACATTTTAATTAGTCTTGATTATGATTATGTTATTGAAGGATCGCAGAGTGATAGTGATCAAGAAATTGATTTTTCATTAGGAAATAGGTTTGATTGTAGCATAGAAACTGTTGTTGATACTAATGGTCTAGAAGATTTTTCTTGGGTTGATCTTAATAGTGTAAGCGGTCATTGGTGCCGCGAGTTTATTGAGGAAGTTTCCAAGTGGGATCGAAATCACGTTATGAAAATGGATTATGGCATCAATTTTCATTTAACAGTTAAAGGGACACAAGCTGCAGATACTCTACAAGCTGCAGATACTCTACAAGCTATTGCATCACTATCCGGTTGGACGTGTTATAGAGATAATCCATTTGATGATTGTTATTATTTCAGCATTAGAACTCAAAAAGAAACTTATAGTTCTGAAACATCTGATAATGTTGTTAAAACTTATGATTATGATGATGAGGTATTCTGTGTTACCGTTCCTAGCGGAATGATTGTTGTTCGTTATGATGATAAGGTTGTTGTCTCTGGTAACTGTCATCTTAACATCACTCAAAAAATTCTTAATAAGTGGAGTAAGGGTGATGATCCTGAAATGATTCAGATTATCAAGGAAGAAGAGCCTCGTGTTTATAAGATGTTTGAGACCGCCGTTAATGAAGAAAAGCGGTGGGCGACTTATCTCTTTAAGGGTGGTTCTATGATCGGTCTAAATGATAAATTACTCTGTAATTATGTTGAATGGATTGCTAATCGTAGAATGAAGGCAATCGGCCTAAGACCTGTTTATGAAATTCCCGCCAAGAATAACCCACTTCCTTGGACTGAACACTGGCTCAATAGCCGAAATGTTCAAGAAGCCCCAATGGAAACGGAAAAAGAAAGTTATCTTGTTGGTGCCATTAAACAGGACATTGAGGTTAATGCATTTGCGGACTTTAAGCTCTAATAAGACTCTCTTTTTCTAAATAATACAGACGATAGAAAGCCTTATTACAATGTCTTATTACCTTTCAGAAGCCTACGAAAACCTCTATAATCCTAGGATAGATTCGGTTGTTGATGATAATCTTCAGTTCATTGATTTTATGAGCGATGAGGACATTCAAGAAGTTGTTGAATCTGTATTCTGGGAACTCCGTGATTATGGTAATACTTTAGAGGAATCTCTTGATACTCTTTCCCTTATCACTACGGATGAGGTTATTACAGAGGCTTATGATGACATTCTTCTTGAGTTTAAAATGAGTGAGGCGGAACGCACCAAATTAGCCGGAAAAGTTGCTAGAGGTAGAGGACTTAAATACGCGCAGAAACTTGCTGATAAGGGTCGCCGCGAACAACGCACTGCCCGAATTCAAGGAGCGGTGAGTTCAGTCCGTAAGCGTGTTGATGGCCCTATTTCAAGAGCCAAGGCAGCTTTTAAAGGTGCTCAGGGTGGTCTAGGTAAAGCAGCTCAAGAGGGTAAGGCTAAACTAGGTAAACTACTTCGCCGGGGTATTAAGGCTGTTGCAGGTGAGGTGAGGGCAACTGGTAGGGGCATTGGTCGTGTTGGTAAATCTATCGAAAAGCGTGGTGCCACAGCCTCTCAGGCCGGCCTAAAATCACGCCAGGCTGGTAGAGTGGGTTCAGGTGGTCAAATGCAGTTAGTGTTTGAGCCAACTGCCCAAGAAAAAACTGGTGGAACTGTATCAAAAGTCGGAAGAGCTATTCGTAAGGTTGGGGCTGCAATCGCACGCACACCATCTAAAGTAAAATCCGAGTTATCCGGCGGCAAGAATAAGGCTAAACTTGCTCAAATGCGTGCAGCAAGAGCATCTAGAGCCTCTGCAACTCCTGATACATCTGCCTTTGAGCGCAAGGGATTTGATGTAACTAAAAAGAGTAGCACCGCAGTTCGCCCCAAAGGTAAGCAAACTACTGCAAAAGGAGTTCCTTATTCTAGCTTATCCCCTCAGAAAGCGAAAGAATCTGGTAGAATGCAATCTGTTTCTCGTCAACGTAGAGAAGCTGGCCCTTCAAGTGCTAGAGTTGCACCTGGAACCACGGGTGAAAGAAGTAAAAAGAAAGAAAAAGGTGGCGCAACTTATGATGAAAGAGGCCGTCGTCTAAGAGAAGATTATGATCTTATTCTTGATAAGATTCTTAGTGATCTAATCAGCGAAGGTTATGCTGAAAACGAGGAATCAGCACTAAACATTCTTAATAATCTCAATGAAGAGACTATTAATGAGCTGGTTCAAGAATATCTCGACTGATAACCGCCACAAAACCTAATAAATAAAAGAGCCAACCACAGGCTCTTTTTTAATGCTATGATTCATCCCACTGATGTTTACACCTTAAAGGCAAAGGTCCATAAGTTGAAACATAAACTTTATGCCGAGCCATCAAACATTCACGAAAAGCAGCTAGCAGAGCGTTATCTTAACGAAGTCTTGTTTCTTCTAGAAGAACTGAGGCCCTAACCAGACCATAAATGTTGGTCTTTTCGCTGCTAAAAAATTTACCCTCTACGTTGGTATTATAATAATCCTCACGCATTATAACATCCCTTTTAAATTGTTCTAGGGTCTCAAAGTAACTCATACTTTTCTTATGAGGACAAAGATAAAGTATTTCTCTCTTAAATCTAACCTCACCTAATACCTCTACATCAGAGATTAATTCATCACAAGAACCGTAATAATCTTTCCAGTTACTCTCTTTTTTCTTTCGTCTACCAGTCTTTCGATCTTTTCGTCTTTCCCAAAAGGTCTTTTTACCAACGTATTTTTTACCATTGATCGTATTTTCGATTAAATAAACAAACCCTTCCATTTCAGGAATAACCTCTGTGAATTCTTTCCCTTCGAAAGTCCAAGCCACTTTTAAAACCGTCCTATTGACAATTAAACGTATTTATGCTAAACTGTGTCAGAGTTTAAATTTCAAAATGAAAAACCATTATGAGACTATTCAACCAATTGTTAATTGATGTCTTGATCAATCCGAAAAACTTAATGAAGAGGATTCTCTTGCCTTGCTAAGAGAATTCGATGAATGGGTCCAATTTGAGGCCGAGGAAATTGATAATTTAGAAGTTTTTACTGTTGATAACAACCAGCCTAAATAATTCCACGAGTAGTGGAATTAGAGATGTTAATTGACCTACATAATTTTTTTAAATTTTATGATGAGAAAAACCCTAAGCACGTTAATGCTGTAGAGGAACTAGAAAAGCGTCTAACTGAAAAGGCCCCAGAGGAATTGACTGATGAGGCCAACTGGGTTAGAATTTTTAGAACACCATTAGAAAAGCCTTCTGTAAAAAGAGAGGTTCCTTGGTATCCACAAACAGATAATTTCACCCAACCAGACCGCACTTGTAATTCATCTTCTTGTGCGATGTGTCTAGAGTATTATCTGATTGGTTCATTACCTAAGGGCGTTAAGGGTGATGATTCTTATCTAAAGAAAGTATTATCCTTAGGAGATAGCACCAATCACAATGTCCAGACTCAGGCTCTTAAATCTTATGGTTTAGATTCTGCCTGGATGACGACCCTAAACTTTAGTCTTTTAGATGAACATCTGGCTAAGGTTGGACCTATTGTTGCTGGTATTTTACATCGAGGTCCCCATAGCAATCCCACTAGAAACAGTGGACATATGATTGTGATTCACACCAAATTGACCAATGGTAATTATGTGTGCCACGATCCTTATGGTGATCTTTATGACGGTTATACTGGTTCGGTTCAAAAGGGTAAGAATGTTATCTACGAACGCAAAGTATTAGAAAAGCGTTGGACTGCTGATGGTCCTAATACGGGTTGGGGTAGAGTTTTTTTTCCTAAAGAGAAAGAACCTGAAAAAATGCAACTAGCACCAGCGGCTAAGGTGTATGTCACAAAGGAACAACTGGCTCTTATCTGGAAATGCCACGTCTCTCTGATTAAAGATACAGAAATTGCAGAGCTTAATCAATGCCTGAGACAGTTTGAGATTACAACTCCTAGCAGAATTCGTCATTTTCTTTCCCAGATTTCTCACGAGTCTGGTGGTGGCAGGTATCTTAAGGAAATTGCCTCAGGTGATGCTTATGAGGGACGTAAAGACCTAGGAAATACTCAGCCAGGTGATGGTAGAAGGTTTAAGGGTGCTGGTTATCTTCAGATGACTGGCAGAGCCAATTATCAGGCCTTTGCTAATTTTATTGGTGATCCAAAGGTTATGGAAGGTGTTGATTATGTTGCAGAGAAGTATCCATTTACTTGCTCTGGGTTCTGGTGGATGAACAATAAGATGAACATCCTTTGTGATCGTAATGCATCTGTTGAGGAAATTACTAGAAAGGTCAATGGGGGTCTTAATGGTATTTCTGATCGTAAAATGTATTATGCCCGCACTTTAGAAGTTATCAAATGAGCGTCGTATTAGAAGTCAATCATCTAACCATCTACAAAGGCGCGGACTTTGAACAGGATTTTCAGCTGACTGATGAGAATAGTCAGCTGATTGATCTAACAGGGTGTCAGGTTATTGCAAAGATTAAAAAGTATCCGGGTTCTAAAACCTTTAATACTTTTGATGTTGCGGTTCTTAATGCTGCGACAGGTTCAATTAGGCTTTTGATGAGCAATACGACCACGATCTTTCTTACTGATGGTCGTAACTACTTTGATGTTTTTGTAATCTATCCTAATAACAAAATCAAACCTGTTATGAGAGGAACAATCCTCGTAGAACCAACAGCAACATCTCTAACTGTTCCTGGCCAAAGAATTGGTGATCTTGGAACAGTTGATACAGAAAACATCAGTGACGGGGAGGTTCTAATGTATAACCAAGAAGAACAATCCCTTGAGTTTGTTAATCCTGATAAGGTTCTTGAAAAAGCATCTGAAGATGGCTTGCCCGATGAGTTCTTAGATAATGTTTCAGATGCTGTTGATGATCGTATTGACATTGACTTTGGAGAGTATTGATGAGACTTTTTAAAGTAAGAACGATTGGTAATAATAGTAAAAAAGTAAAATCAGAAATTCCTTCTGATTCTCCAACAACTGTTGGACTTTCTTCTGAGAGGTTTATTGATTATACGAATTTTCAAGAGGGGTTTATTATGGCTTATGATGAGGAAAGAAATCGTTATCATTTTGTAGCACCAGATACTGTTATTGAGGATACATTTAAACAAGAAGAAAAGCCTGAACCATTCACTACAATTGTTACAGATAAGGTAGAAGAAACACTTAACATTGACTTTGGTGAATACTAAATAATAATAGCCAATACATATTGGTGATTATTCACGGTACATACCACCTAGATGAATACTCTCCCCTCAATTGCCTATTTACGGTCAGCTGTTCCTGGAAAAGTACCTTCCATTGATAAGCTTCCCTTTGGGCAATTTGCAATTAACACCTTTGACGGGGATGTATTCGTTAAGCGTTTTAGAACTGGAATCGGCACTGATGTAGTAAGAGTAGGTGCCGGCGCCACTACAACAAACCTTATCTGGGTAACAAAGGATGGTAAGGATACCAACTCAGGTAAAAAGCAAGGTGATGCAAAGGCAACCATTAAGGCGGCTGTTGCTGATTCAAAAGAAGGGACTGTTATTCGTGTAACAGCAGGTATTTACGAAGAAGATAATCCGATTAAAGTACCACCTCAAGTAAGTATTGTTGGTGATAGTCTTAGGGAAGTTGATGTAATTCCTAAGAATGATGCCGACTTATTCTATGTGGGTCGTGGTAACTACATTACTGGTATGTCCTTTAGGAAAGAGGGCAATACCTATCCTCTTGCTATTGCAGCATTTGATCCAGACGATAAGCAATACATTAACCAGTCAACTTACGTTCAGAACTGCACTAACTTTATTCCAAATAGCATTGGTCTAAAGATTGATGGCAATAATGCCTTAGGACCATTGAAGTCAATGGTTCTTGATAGCTTTACCCAATACAATGCAAACGGAATTGGTATTTCGATTACCAATGAAGGTTATGCTCAGTTGGTGTCACTGTTCACAATTTGCTCTGATACCTCAGTTTATTGTGGCACTGGTGGGGCCTGTGACCTTACCAACTCCAACTCATCTTTTGGCAATAAGGCTCTTGTTGCTAATGGTGTTGGTCCTTTAAAGTACACTGGAATCCTAACAACTGCAATCCAACCAAGTGACTTTATTATTGAGGTTGATGTTTCCACTCCAACTTTCAATGTAACAGACGCTGATTATAATAACGAAACGGGTGTAGTCCAGATTTATACTGATGCGCCTCACCTATTCCAAAAAGGAATGAGCATCAACATTACAGGTCTTGCTTTTACCTGTAATTCATCTCAACCTTTCCCCAATTCTGGGCGTTATCAAGATGCCTCTAATCTAATTATTGCCAACAAACAAGAGATTGTTGATAAGTCCCTTGCATCTATTGCCTTAGATTATCCTGATTTCTACTTCCCTGGTGATGCTCAAACCACAATCTATTCTCGCTATAAAGATTCTTATCGACTCATTCAAAAGAATCGTAGTGAGATTACCGAAAAGGCTCTTGCATCCATTGCGATTGGATTCCCTGACTTTTATTTCCCTGGAGATAGTCAAACCAATACCCGTTCACAATTCTTTGATTCTTATCGCCTTATCCAACAAAATAAAGATGAAATCGTAGGACTAGCCTGGACTGCTATTATTAATCAGTATCCTGCTCTTTCTGCAACTGAATCAAAATGCAGAAGAGACCTTGGTTATTTTGTTGATGCTATTTCAACCGACATCTTTACTGGTGGTAATAGGTATTCAAGAGATTATACAAAATTCTACTTTAATCCTGATGGAACCCCAATCAGCAATGGGATTAATGATGTAGAAGAAATCAATGGTGCATTGGTTGGCTTTACTTCAGCCAGAGAGCTGATGAAGTCTGCTATTACGAACCAACTGACGATTAAGGATTTAACCATCACCCCTGATCCGAATCCATTAAACGGCCCTGTTTCTAATACAAACCCAACAGCCTGTGATGGGGTTCAGCATCAGATCAATACTCTTGTTGGTATTGTTACGACTGTTATTGGAACATCTAACATTGGTTTCCTGACAACTTTTAGCGAGAATACCGGGACCTTTACTCCTGGTTCATCCAAGTGTTTAAGAGACCTTGGTTATTTTGTTGATGCTGTTTCAACTGACATTTTCCTAGGTGGTAATAAGTATTCAAGAGATTTCACAAAACAATACTTCAATAATGCTGGCATCGCAATCACCAATGGTCTAGTTGGCGAAGAATCACAATCTGTTTATGCCTTTAATTCAGCCAAAGATTTAATGAAGGCTGCAATTACAAACCAGCTGAATTTCCAAGACCGCACAATCACTGCTGATCCTTCGCCTTCATCAGGTATTGTAACCAACACCAATCCTAATTCTTGTGCAAACGTACAATCAACTCTTGATACTCTTGTTGGTATTGTAACCACGGTTATTGGAACCAACAACATCGGATTTTTAACGACTTTCAGTGAAAATTCCGGCACGTTTATCCCTGCTGGTGAAAACAAGTGCCGTAGAGACATTGGTTACATCGTTGATGCCTTAGCAGTCGATCTTAAGTTTAGTTCCAATGCTAACATTATCAATGCTGCTAATTCTTATTTTGATGCCAATGGCAATCCTATTTCCAATGGTCTTGTTGGTGAAGAAGCTGAATCCGTAAGAGCTTTTATCGGAGTCAGAGAATACTCAAAATTAGCAATCAATAATCAACTCAATGTTAAGGACTTTACCCTGATTGCCGATCCTGTTACGGGTTCTAATAACAGCGAAGATTCCTGCTCAAACGTTAAAACAACGATTGATAATCTTATTGGCATCCTTACAACTTCTGTTGGTCTAGGTTCCACACCATCATCTTCTATTTTCCTACCTCCAAGTGTTCTTTTCTATCCAAGTGGTCAAAAAGGATACATTTTTGAGGTTATTGATACTGCTCCTGGTCGTTATCTAGATGCTGCGGATCTCATCAATGCAAACAGAAAAGAAATCCTTGATAAGTCTCTTGTTGGCATTGCTTTATCCTATTCTGATTTTGTTTATCCTAATGACCCAGCGGATGATTTAAGCTATCGCTTCAAAGATGCCACAAGATTGATCCTTAAGAACAAATCTGAAATCGTGGGTATTGCCTGGACGAATACTTACAATAATTATCCTTGTAACCTTCAGACTATTCCTAATGTAGAATCAAAATGTAAGCGAGACCTTGGTTACTTTGTTGATGCAGTAACAACTGATCTTTATACTGGTGGTAATTATTATAGCATCGAGTTTGTTAAGCAATACTTTGAGGGTTCAACCCCTATTTCTAATGGTCTTGTTGGTGAGGAAGTGGAATCCATTTATGCTTTCCATCAGGCAAGAGACTTGATGAAGCAGGCCTTGACTAATCAACTAACTTATCAAGAACTAGGCATCAGCAGCGGCCCCTCTGTTTATAATGGTGTCGGCGGAAATGTTGGTGTAACAAGCTCTCTTGCTTGCACCGATGTTCAAAATGCTGTTGATACCCTTGTCGGAATTATCACAACTGTTATTGGAGCAGGAAGCACAAGCACTCTCAATAACATCACCGTCAATCCTGGTATTTTCCTGACTGGTGAAAATGTTTGCCGTAGAGACCTAGGTTATGTCTTAGATGCTATTATTAGTGATCTACGGTCTTATACAAATGAAAAAACCCTAGAGGCAAGAGATGCATACTTCGATCAAAGCGGTATCGTTGGTATTGCCTCAGAAAGAGTTCAATCTATTGTTGGATTTACTTCTTTAAGAGAGTATGCAAAACTAGCAATCAATAATCAACTCAATGTTAAGGACTTTACCCTGATTGCTGACCCTCTAACCAATTCAAACAATGATCCTGCATCTTGTGCGAATGTTAAGACCTTTATTGATAACCTAGTTTCTTATCTGATTACGGATTTAACCAATCAAACCAAGGGTAATTATCCAACCACCTATCCCAGCCAATCATTCACTGTTAATGTGGGTGTTTCAACGATTCAACATTATTATGCCTTTGGTGGTAAGGTTACAAACTACATCAGCAGACCTTATGATGGCCAGGCCTTATACTTTGGTGAACTGTATTCTGATGTTGCTAGTGTACGGGTTATTGATGGTGGATCTGGTTATCAAGAATCACCCGAATTCTTCTTCTCCGAACCATCAACTGAATGGGGTATTCCTGCTCAGGCCGTTGCAACAATCCGCAATGGTTCTATTACTGAGGTCAACCTAGTTTCCAGTGGCCGGGGTTATCTGACACCACCAACAGTAACCTTAAGTACACCTAATGCCGGAATTACGACTGCGGTTCTTGAGATTGAAATGAAGCCCACCTACTTCACTGTAGCAAGCTCAACTCCAATCAGTGCATCTGGTATTACGACAATCACTCTAAACGAAAACATTCCTTATGCTATTGGTGTCGGGACGATCTTAAAATTCTATAAGCAAAGTCGAATCCTTGCATCCAGCCATTGTATGGAATACATCGGAACTGGTGTAGACATTGAAAAGGCTATTCCCGTTCTTGGCGGTGTTCCGATTCAAGAAAATGAGACGATCTCATCAAATGGTGGTCTGGTTGTTTATACGACAACCGATCAGGCAGGTAACTTTAGAATTGGTGATGGTGTTGTTATTAATCAGAATACTGGTAGAATCGGTGGAACTGATTATACAAAGAGTCTTTTTGCGACAATGACTCCATTCATTCTATCCCTAGGAGGAGACTAATCAATGGCACTAGCCCTTAACATTTACAAAACCAAAGTAGGTATTGCAAGCACAGAGATAAAAGAACTTTATAAGGCCCCTGTGGGTTATACTGGTGTAGTCTTATGTGCAAACATTACTAACATTGCCGATACAACTCGTACTGTAACTCTTACCCATAATAGGGCAATAAATAATGCAGGAACTATAAGTACAACTGTTACTGAATTCTTTGAAGATTTTCCGCTTGAGCCTAATGATTCAATTGATGCGATTAAAGGCAAGTTATTCCTAGAACCAGGGGATAATCTAAAGATTTATGCTAACAGTAATAATGAAGTTAAGTATATCTTTAGTATTCTAGAAACCCTAAACTAATAACTAAAAATGCCAGAGTATCTTAGCGGTAAAAAAAGAAAACAAAGTTTAGGGGTTAGCAGTTATTCCGAGAACAAGGATACCGCTAGTATTATTGGTAATGTCTTAGTATCCTCTGGCAAAATTGGTGTTGGTACCACCTTACCAACTCAAGATGTTGACGTACAAACAATTCGAATCAGGGACACTGTTTATGATTATACCAATTCGGGTGGTGTCTTTGGTTATTATCTAGTAAAAGATACAGATGGTATTAAGTGGGTTGCAGTCCCGCCGATTGATTCTAATGCTATCTTTGTCGCAGAGAACAATAACATCCTTGGTGTAAGCTCTTTCACGGGTCTTAACATCATTTCTGATGATTACATTGGGGTCTCTACGAACCCTGTTAATACTAATTTTGCTGACATTCGATACATCCCTTCTTGGGTTAAAAACGGTGAACTTGGCATTTACACCTCAAAGAATGTTGGTATTGGTACATCTATTCCGACTGCCGATTTTCAAGTTGGTGTAGGAACTACTGGTGTAACGATTGATGGTGCCGCTGGTGTCGTTAGTGCCTTAGCCTATTATGGTGATGATGCCTTTATTAAGAGACTTATTGCGGGTGTAACCACTGTTAGCGATGAGTTTACTGTTGTTGGCCTTGGTACGACTCTTGTTGCTGTTAATTTAGCATCAGCTGGAGGTATTACGACAACTGGTGGGGATCTCTACATCGGAGGATCTTTATTTGCAGAAACGATAAACATTATTGATTTAGAAGTTGTTAACATCAATTCAACTGGTGTCTCAACATTTAATCAATCATTCACTAATGTTGGTGTTGCAACTACTTTTATTGTTACTGGAATCGCATCAATCAATGATCTTCTTGTAACGGGCGTCACAACTGTCCAGGACCTATTCGCGCAGAACATTGATGTTGTTGGTGTTACCACAACCAACACAATTAATGCAACAACTGGTATTATTACCAACTTAACAACTGAGGTTGGTTTTATCACCAATCTGGTTTCTGTTGCTGCTACGATTACTAATTTAACAGCAGAAATTATTACGGGTATTGGTAGTGCTTATCTACCTGTAGCATCTATTGATAGCCTTGTAGGTCTTGCTGCAACGTTCAGTAATCTTGATAGCGATAATGCTACAATTGATTATCAAGTCGGCATCGGGGCTACATTTACTGATGTTAATGTTACATCTGGTATTGTATCTAATCTTATTAGTGCTGCATCAACTATTTCTACGCTTGATGTTGATAATGCCACTATTGATTATCAGACTGGAATCGGTGCTACCTTTACTAATCTTAATGCAACAACTGGTATTGTCACTAATTTCACCTCTGTCAATGCTACCAGCAATAATCTTGTTGTTACAGGAATTACAACTTTAGGTAATTCATCCAGCGGTATTGTTACTGTTATTGGCGATCTTTATGTTGGCGATAAGTTATACACCACGGGCCTACAGCAGTTCGATTCTCTTCAATCTGGTGATCTTAATGTAACAGGTATTGCAACAATTAATGATGCATTTTTAACTGATCTGGTTGCGGATACGGCTACCTTTACAACTCTAACCTCAACAAATAATGATTTAGCCAACATCATAGGTGTTGCAGCAACTATCACTAGAATCGAGACTGATCTTATTGATGCAGAAGATGCTGTATTAGAAAATCTGTTTGTTTCTGGCATCTCCACGTTTAACTCTATTACTGTAGTTAATGAAGTTACAACTGGTATTCTAACTGTTTCCCAGCTGGACGTACAAGATGAATTTGATGTTTATGCTAATACTTCTGTATTCCATAATAATCTGATTATTCAAGGTAATCTTACGGTCAATGGTACCGAAACGATTATCAACACCGAAGAAAAGTACATTAAGGATAAACAGATTGTTCTTGGTTATTCGACAACAAACGGAACCAATGAAATAACAGCAAATGGTGGTGGTATTGCGATTGCATCTACCATCGGAACTCCGCTTGTTTCACTTTATGTAATTGGTGTTAATACCCTACCCGATACTTATAAGCAATTCCTTTGGACCAAGGCCGGCACTTATGGTGTTGGTACTACGGATGCTTTCCTATCCAATTATGCAATCGGTATCGGCTCAACATTAGTACCTACTGGGGTAAGACTTGCTGTTGGCGGAATTCAGCTAACGGATAATGGGATTGCTGTTCCTAACATTGTATCAACTGGTATTGCAACCTTTAACCTTGTAAACTTAAATTCTGTTGAATTTATTAATCTAATCGGTGCGGCAATTTCTGCTAATAGTCTTAAAGTATCTGGTATAACAACCCTAGGTGCTCCTGGTCCATCGGGCTTCACCACAACTTTAGGCGACCTTTATGTTGGCGGTGATCTTTATACCAAAGGTATCCAGTTCTTCGATAACATTGGGGCCACTCTTCTTAATGTAACTGGTGTTGGTACGATTAATACTATTGATGTTAATAATGGTACTTTTGATTATCTTGTTGGCATCGCTGCAACAATTCCAACTCTTAATTCAACGAACATTGTTTCTACTGCTGCATCTTTTATTAACCTAAGAGTTGCCGGTCTTTCTACATTTACGGATGGTCCTGTTTTAGTAGGTTCTGGCACTTCAACTGGAACCCTAAATCAACGATTGCAAGTTACTGGTGGTTTTTATGCCTCCGGTAATGCTGGTATTGGTACTACTAATCCAACATCCAAACTTGATGTTATTGGTGATGGTCGATTCAGTGGAGTTGTTACTGCTGCTACATTTATTGGATCATTTTCAGGAAATGCTACAACTGCTGATTATGCAGACTATGCGGACTTTGCTGGTGTTTCAACAAGTGTTATTGGTGGTATTGGGTCCTTAACAAGATTAAGTGTCAGTGGTATTTCTACATTTACCTCTGGTCCTGTTCTTATTGGTTCTGGAACTTCTACTGGAACTGCTAACCAACTTTTACAAGTTACTGGTGGGGCTTATTATTCAGGAAATGTTGGTATTGGATCCACTTTACCAACCAGAAATCTTGACATCAATGGCTCGTTTAGATTAACAGGACAATTTTTTGATCGTTTCGGCCAACCCGGCACTCAAGGTCAAATTATTGCAGCGGATCCTATTAATGGCAGTTGGTACTGGGCTCCGGCTCCTTTGACTAACCTGGGTATTATTACAACCAATGATGATGTTACTTATTATCCCACTTTAAGAACAACTGGTATTGTTGGTGATACTAACGGTATTGGTTCTGCATCTTATCTGCAGATTGATAATAGTGCTGGTTTATCTTATAAGATCAATCCCCCTAGAATTGGTATTGGTACTACCAACCCAACGACAAGGGTGCAACTTAGTAATACATTTGGTCTAGAAATAGCAACAACTACGGTTGCAACAACCTCTGCAACCTCAATTGATTCTTTATCCGCGACTACTTATAGATCAGCAAGGTTCCAGGTCCAGATTACACAAGGATCATCTTATCAAGTATCAGATGTTCTTGTGATTCATAATGGAACAACCGCAAGTCTTGTTGAGTATGCATCTATTGCAACTGGTGATTATCTTGGTGAATTTAGTGCCATTGTTTCTGGAGGCTCATTGATTCTTAGAGTATCAATGTTTAGTGCATCATCTGCTACTGTTAAGGTAGTTCGTTATGGTATTACAGTCTAAATAATCCTATAGTAAATTCAGAGAAATGACAGTTTACGTTGGTCCTACAAACTGGTGGTGGGTAGCAAGCCCAAATGCGCCTATTTCTTGTAAAGTTAAGGCAGTTGTTAGAACTTGTCCTAATTCTTGTCTAGGGGTGACATTAACCGATGGGTCTAGGATCATTTGTGTCGGGGATAGTAGTGCTCTTATTGTTGCACCTTGTTGCACTCAAGTTGGATCTGCCTGGGCTGGCGGTCAATACAATGCTACTGTAGTCGGTGATAAATGTTGTGTATCCGAGTGGCCAGGCTTACAAAGTCAATTAACGAGTTGCGGATTTACCCCATCAGATTGGTGTGTGCCGTCTCAGAGCGACTTATTTCTTAGTTACAATTGTAGGTCTTATTGGGATTATACGTCCTGGGTTTACTGGTCTTCTACGGAGAGTAGTTTTAGTTTTGCGTGTCGCGCTAATTTATCTGATGGTAGCCAGGGCGGCGGTAGTAAGTCGAATGTGTGCTGTGTCCGGGCTTTCAGACGTGTAACATATTAAAAATCCAACTAAAAAATTAAACCCGCAGCAATAATACCAATGTCAAAAAATAGGATTAATTTTACCGATGATTTTGTTCTCAGGGACGGTAAGATTGGCATTGGTACGACTAATCCAACAACAAAGCTCCAGGTAACAGGAGATTTAAAGGTAACTTCTGTTGGAGCAACAACTGGGGAAGAAATAACCCTTAAGCATTATAGGGCTAATGGTGGCTCACTCGCATTTGAATCCGGCGAAAATCATCTTTTTAGTGTAACGAATCAAGTAGGCGATTTAATTTACTCTATTGGTGATGCTAATGGAAATCCATCTTTTAGAGTCTTTAATAGTGGTATCACAAGTATTACGAATGGATTTATTGGTGTATTAACCGTAGGCACATCTATTTCCGCCGGCACCCTAGTCCAAACCCCAATCGTAGACTTCCTCTCCCCAGGAGCAGGAACCTCAACCAAAATAACAGCAAAACATTATACAACCAATAACGGCTCTCTTGCTTTTGAATCCGGTGAAAATCATCTTTTCTCCATCACAAACGCAGCAGATGGATTGCTTTATAACATCACCGATGAAAATGCAGATAGTGTTGTTGCAATCTCAACCACAGGAATCGTATCATTCACCAATAAGTTAATCCTAGGCTCAAGAGTCAATGCCTTCAGCACCGAAAGAATGGAGCTGCAGACTTATGGAATCCGTGATGGTGCCTTATCTATCAATAATTCTGGTGGAAACCAACTCTTCAATGTTTCCAACATCCCAGATGCTGATTCTGAATTTAAGATTAATCAATACAATTCTAGTGGTATTGTCTCACAAAACACGGCAACAAGAAGTGTCTTCTCTGTTAGTGTTGGCGGGACAGTTTCTTCTTTTTATCCAATCAACATTGGTACTGGCCTAACCAATAACTTCCCATCAAACCTTACGAGCCGTATTGTCGGTCCTTTGTCTCTTGTTGCACCCCATTCAACGGCAACACAAGTTGTTAAGATGGTGCCAAAGTATTCGGACCTTGGTGCCATAAGCTTCGAGGCCTCAGTTGGTACTGCCCAGACTGATCGTGGCACCCAAATCTTTAGTATTTCCAATAATCTATCATCAACCATCTTTAGGGTTAATGATGTTAATAGAAATACAATCCTAGAAGCAACTGCAAGTGGTAATGTTGGTATTGGTACGACCTTACCTCAAACAAAGTTCCAGGTAACAGGCACCACAAGAATTACATCTGTTGGCTCAACACCATCCGAGCAGATTGACATTAGGCATTATCGAGACATTTCACCACAACAAGTTGTTGGTCTTAATACCAATAATCGAGGTGCTATTAGTTTTGATTCTCCTGCTGGTATTTCTAATGATGGCGTTACCTTTTTCCCTGCCTCATTGTTTGCTATTACGAATGATCCGACTGGTAACATTTTTAGTGTTGGGGGTTATCGGTATTTTTCAGGTAGTCCTTATCCTGCAATTGATGTAACTCAAAGTGGAAGGGTTGGTATTGGAACAACTGCGCCTCAGGTTGATTTTCAAATTAACAGTTTTACTTATCTAACCAATGAGTTCCTTGCCCAATCGCCAATTTCTTTTGCCTCTAGCCTAAGTACAACATCTGCGAATAAGATTTATACGAGAACCGTAGATCCTGGGTTTTATACAACAGCTCCAGCCAGAAGAGCGATGTATTTTGAGGGTGATTATCAAACTAATGAAAGTGGCGGACAATTATTGACGATCACGAATGATAATAGTTCTTTATTTGCTGTTAATAGATTTGTTGGACTATCATCTGCAAGACTAGCCCCCGCCGGCCAAAGGAACATTGATGCGGCCTTACAAGTTAACCTAAATGGTAATGTTGGTATTAATACGAATAATCCGACTACCTTATTGGATGTAAGGGGTAATGCATCTATTACAGGGATTACAACACTCGGTATTGGATCAACCTCATCACCATCATCTAATTCCAGCTTTAGTTTTGAACTAACCAACAACACAACCCTTACTGTTAGAGTTCGTGGTACTGATGGTGTTGTAAGAACTGGCATTATCACACTTGCATAAATAGTAAAAACTTTAGAGAAATTATGGGACTTATTATCGGACCTACTCCTTGGTGGCAGGCTAATCTTGTTGCTGCTTGTCCTGAAGGAACCACTCTGCCTGATGGTAGTAGAATTATTTCAAAGGCAGGCGGAACTGCCTACATTGTTGCCCCATCTTGCACTCAAGTTGGGTCTCAATGGGCCGGCGGACAATACAATAGCACTGCTGTTGGAGATAAATGTTGCATTTGCGAATGGCCAGGATTAAACACATTGCTTATTCAGTGTGGCTTCAATCCCTGTGATTGGTGCGTACCATCTCAGAGCGATCTTTTCACTTTTGGCTATGCCTGCAGAACAAATTGGGATACTTTTTCATCCACGAATTACTGGTCTTCTACTGAGGCTAGCTCTACTAATGCGTGCGGCGTGTATTTTCTTAATGGTATCCAGACCACCTCTAGTAAGACGGGTACGCTTTGTGTCCGGGCCTTCAGATCGGTAACCTACTAACACCTAAATAAACCAAATTCAACTTTCTAATTTATGAAATCCATCATCACAATAGACGGCGGAATCGGCCGTGCTATTACTGCCTTGCCTGCCTTGATTTATTATGCCCAACATAATAAAGATTTCAACGTAATGATTCACGGTTGGGATTTTGTAACCTGGGGTATTCCAGAATTACAATCAAGAACCTTTAATCCAGAAACAAAAGGAATATTTCAAAACTACTTCTGGCAAGCCGATAAGATCATCGCACCTGAGCCTTATCGTCTACCTCAATACTACCGTAATGAAATCTCTCTAATCCAGGCATTTCATCAAGAGATCAATAATTCAACCGATTATGAGAATCTCCCAACTGAATATTTTAGGTTATCAAAGTTCGAAGAACTCAAAGGACAAGAGATCATTCATTATGCAAGGGATACCCATAAGAAGCAAAAAACGATTGTAATCCAGCCTTATGGTAGCACTGCCAATAAGTGTCCTTTAGGTGTGTTTGATGAGTCTTATCGTTCTATCCCTGAAAACGTCTACATCAGACTTGTTCAGAGGTTATCAACCCAGTATAACATTATTTATATGGGTGCTATTGAATTCCAAGATTACTTGTCCTATAAGCCACAACCAGACCCCAATCTTAGGGAATGGGCAGCAATTATTAAGGCAGCTGATTACTTTATTGGTTGTGATTCTTGCGGACAACACATGGCGAAGGCTGTAGGTCAAAGAGCATCTGTATTCCTTGGTGGTACGCATAAAATCAATGTATCTTATGATGAGTTTCATACCATCGAAAGAGATGTTCCTTATTATCCTTCACCAATGCGTATTTGCTCTTATGATAGTATGCTAGCAACCAGATTAAACGAAGAAAGAATGAATTATACGGATGAAGAGATTGAAGAGGTTATTGATTCTATTATTGAAAGAATCTAAATAGTATGAGAGTTATTAGAGTATTATGGCAATTGTTGTAGGTCCTTCTGATTGGTGGTTGGCAACACCTGATGCGATTAATAGTTTGGTTATTGCTTGCCCTGAAGGAACGATTTTACCTGATGGCAGTGGTATTATTTACAAGCAAGGCGGAACTGCCTACATTGCAACTCCCTTTTCGACTCAAGTAGGACAAACCTGGAATAACTCAACCACAACCCTAGTTGGCAATAAACCTCTTGCCTGTGATTGGCCTACTCTTTGCACAAAACTTATTGAATGTGGATTTAATCCCAATGATTGGTGTGTATTAACTCAGTCTGAATTATTTACTTATGGTTATACTTGCAGGAGCAAATGGCCTGGGTCTTTTTCGTCCACGGGTTACTGGTCTTCTACTGAGGCTAGCTCTACTAGTGCGTGCGGCGTGAATTTCGCTATTGGTAACCAGTTCACCCTTAGTAAGACGAATACGTACTGTGTCCGGGCCTTCAGGCGTGTAACGTATTGAATTTTGAACTTTGAATTTTGAACTTTGTACCAACAATAAATAATAATACAACCAACAATAACAATGAAGCTATACAGCCCACCGAATAATGGATTCCCCCAACCTCTACCTAATCGGTGGAGGTTTGATAATGGCCAGGTTCTCACCAATCTAGCAGCCTTAACTCAACACGAGCTAGAGCTACTCGATTGGAAAGGTCCTTATGAATTTCCTGTTGCTAAACAAGTCGATGAGGAAGGCAACCTTTTAACCGAAAAGTGGGATTATGATCCTGAGACTCATCGCTTTACTTGGTATAAGTATTTCCGTAAATTCATTATTATTGAATTGGATGTGAATGACCAGCCTTATCTAAGTGGTGAATTAGTCGAACCTCTTATTGTTCCTGATTGGAAGAAGTTCCAAGAGATTGCAGTTTCTTCTGTATGGCTTAATCAATACATCGCATCCATTATTCCCTTTGCCCCACTTATTGCCATTTCAATTCCAACAACCATTCGTGATGATGTGGTAAGAGGATCTTATGGTGAGTTTGCTGCCTTATGGAACGCAATGGAGAAGATTATTGTCCCACCACAAGAACTTCTTGATGAGATTGTAAACCTTTCTGTGGCCTGTAATCTGCCTCAAGAATTTGTTGACATCTTTAAAGTCGATCATCTAGAAGAACCAGAAACTACTGAAACTACTGAAACCCTAGATCAACCAGAAACCACCGATTAAGTCTTTCCTCTACAACCGAATTAATGGGCGTCGTTCTCAATCTCCCCTCAATTGAGTTCATAGCTGCCAGGAGGGTCAGGTTGATAGAGGATTGGCGAATTTCTGAAACAATAATTATCCCAGCTGGGTTTGAATCGGATCTAGGATCAATACCAAAAGTATTCTGGTGGTTTTTAAGACCGGAAGACGTAAAATACGCCTCAATAATTCACGATTTTGAATGGCTTCTCGGTGATTTCGGGAAGTGTTCTTATTATGAGAGCAATAAGACTTTCTATAAGAATTGCATTGAATTAGATCAAATACCAATCTGTAAGGCAAAAATTAGTTTTTTCTGCCTTGAATTAGTTCGCATTTTTACTAAAGACCGATGATTTTAATTCCTGTTTCTGTTGGTGAATTACTCGATAAGATCACCATCCTCCAGATTAAAAAAGAACACACTGATAATTATTATGTTGAATTGGAGCTAGATTATCTAACCCAGATTGCTCTTGAGAACGATCTTTATAATGGGTTATTCTTAGATGAATTAAAGGAAGTTAATCAAAGGTTATGGGAAATTGAAGATGAAATCAGATTAAAAGAAAAGACCAGTTCTTTTGACAATGAGTTTATTGAACTTGCAAGGCAGGTCTACATCACAAACGATAAGAGGGCCAAAATCAAAAAAGACATTAATGAGTATTATGGATCTGCCTTACAAGAGGTCAAGCTTTATTAATCGTCCGATTTTGCCTTAAAAGCAAACAATAACCCAGCAGCCCCGAGTAATTGCATAAGGCCATCGTTTTGGGTCTTTGCACAATCAATCTTGGGCTCATTTTTTAGATCACCATTAACCCATCTTTGATGAAGTGAACCGGGCACGGCAAAGTTACAGGTAACAAAGTTCATCCCAACAAAGCCGATAACAGAAAGACATAACAAGTAAAGTAGTGAATTAAGATTTAGTTTCTTTACTTCCTTTTTTCCAGTTTCTTTTGATGGCTCTTGTGACTTCGACTGCTTGTTTTTTTGGTTGATTTCGTCTGACATTGGCGAACACTCCGTCGTTAGTGATGAGTCTTGCTAGGATTAGAACAATTATTAATCTTCGTCTCATTATTGTGAATCCAAGTTTTTAATTCTTCAACATAACTTCTAAGAAGTCTTGCCTGACGAAGATGAAACACATCACCAGTTTTTAAGTAAGATTCTGTATGTAAGTCAATCGTTTTAAGAACATTATGAATTTTGGCGTTCCACGGCTCACGAATCGGAGTATTAAAGGTGCGGTCGGCCATCAATCGTCCATCTCAAACTATTTAGAGTTAGACAGTTCAATAACTGGCACACGATTATCACCATCCGCCCTGATCTGTGGTATTCTGTCCACAGTTGCAAATGATTATGCGATTTTTGCTTGCACTGCCTTTGATCTTATCAACCTTGCCTGCAACAGCCGCTGAGCTACAGGTCCGCAACACTTATTGTAATGGTTATTATAATAGTGCGGTCAAACGCTGGGACTCTGTTCCCTGTAAGGCTTGGTTTTCCAATCGACGGCTGGTGGGACTTAAATTCCAACTGGCCCCCAACACAAAGACCTATAATTGGTGGATCGGCCAGGCCACAATTCAACCCGATAAGCGTTGGTCTGAGTGCCTTCGCTACACATCCACTGAAGGTAATCAGTGGCAATTCTGCACCGTAAAAAACCCTCAACAACTCAACATCAACTGATTTTATTATGGAACTCGTTACCCTTCAACAACTCAATAATCTTATCGAGCGTCATCCTCTTCCCTTTTTTAATACGCCATTTTTTAGGAACTATCTGGCTAATACAACCGAACAATACCAACAAGAGGAGAACCCTTTCATCAAGGAAACCATTTATGGTCGTGTCTACTCTATTATTGTGACTGCGAACCAGATCAATAAGGTATGGTCTGATGTGCCTGTTGATTATTATCGGACCTATCTCTCGATGCTGGAGAGCTTTGTTCAGGTTAAGTTCTTCAATGAGCCTGAAGTGGTTCAATGGTGCCAAGAAAATATGTCTTATCCGACGTTCTTTAATCTGGTCAGCCAAGGACTCGATAAGACCGATCTTTCTGTCACCAATAATCTTCTGCGTGATACTTTTAGTCAAATTCAAAAAGTCCTGCAACGAGGATTCAATGTCGCCCGCCCCGAGCGTTGGCGCCTGAAGGAATTCCACGATCACGTTTCCACCATTTATCTTGAGAAAACCACTGAGAATGTTCCTTTCCCCGAAAAGAGCATTGAAACGCCTTATGTTGAGAGTGATTATAAGGTTTACCAGCCAGATGATACCCTGACTCTTGCTAAATGGGCAGCAAAGGTTCGTAACTGTGTTGCCTCTTATGCTGACAAGGTATTCCAGAAACAGTCGGAAATCGTCTTTGTGGAGCAGAATGGTGCCCCTAAGTTCACAGTCGAGATTGATTATGGCCCTCTGAAAAAGGTAATGTTCACATCAAACAGATTCAGGAATCCTGCAAGGGAATGGGTTGTACCCAAGAGCAAGAACGGGAACACTGCCGCCGAATGATTGAGCGAGCTGTTGGACTTGCGCGATGAATTGGAAGTTATTAGCCCAAGTTATTGCGTTTCAAGTGGTGGAATTCAGTGTCTTTTGGCTTATTGCCGGCTGGATTCCACTGGCTCTCCCCCATTCAACAAAGTTTCTTATTCTTCTTGCTGCTGATGTGGCTTTTACTGAAATGGTCTTTCCTGGGGCATTTGGTTATCTGATTCGACTGATTCTTAAAAAAGATGAATGAGGACTGGCGTAATTGGGAAGCAGCTAAAGTGACCACGGATGATCAAAAACACGGTGTTTTGATTTCTGTCAAACACCCAGGTAAGTTTCCTTGTCCAAATTTTGTTAATGATTATGTTGTAGCTGCTCTTTACGTTTATGGAAACACGGAAACCTACGAACTCAAGTGACTGGCGGGATTGGTCTGTTTTAGATTTGGGCGATAATTTTTATGCAATCGGTTGCCCAGAACCAATAGGCGCACCAATTGAAGGACCGCCCGACTTCATCGACAATTACATCAATGTAAGAAGATTTGTTTTTCACAATAGAGAGACTTATGGAATCAAGTGACTGGAGGGATTGGTTTGTTACAAAAGTGGGCGATGATTGTTATGCAGTAGCTCGGTTAGGACCAACAGGAGCTACACCCGCCTGTCCACCCGACTTCATCGACAATTACATCAATGTAAGAAGATTCTTGTTTTATAATAGTGAGATTTATGGAATCAAGTGATTGGAGGGATTGGGAAATTAAATTTTATACATTTTCTAATCCAGAATTTGGAACATTCATTCGTTATTTTGCTCAGAATAGGCTTCAAATTGGAGAAAGAATTGTTTTGAATCCAGAAAGAAGACCCACTTACGTCAATAATGCCATAATTTTTCGTGAATTTATTGATAAACATCGTGCAGATTATCCATTAACGTGAAACACTCATTAATAAAACAACTAATAAAAACAGAAACCTGGAGAGATTGGAAACTTATTGTTCGTGGTGCTTATACTGGCTTTACATACACCATAATTAGTCCCCACTGGAGAAAACTCATTAATGATTATTCAGTGCCCAATTACATAGAAGATTATGTTGAGGCAAAAGTTTTCTTTATAACAAATAAAAACGAATTTAACTTAGACTTTACCAATTATGATTAGCAAACCAATTCTATCAAAAAGTTCAGTAAAAATGAGTTACTTTGAGTATCTGTTTACTCATTGCATCCCAACGGGATTTCAATCATTCCGTAGGGCAATTTATTTTTGGATTAAACTCCTTCAAGGCGACATTTCTGATTATGCCTTCTACAAAGAAAAGTTTAATGACACAGATGAGGATCTCTTTCAAATGGTAAGAGAATCTTTCTGGGCAGAACTGGAAGATGATGTGCTACCCAAGGAATTCTTAGAAGGTCTTATGCAACAAGTCGAGGATATTAACAATGGAACGGTCGAACTACATACCTTCAGGAGTTTTGATGAATTTATGAAAGAGCTGGATGAAATTGAAGCTGAAAACGATTATGAAATTTGACACTGTATTTGTATCAGATGTTCACTTAGGAACATCCAGATGCAATTCTAAAAAGTTTTTATCTTTCCTTAAACAACTCAAAACCAAAAAACTCGTTCTTGTTGGTGACATTTTAGATTTTTATTGCTTGGAAAAATATAAAACCAATTGGACAAGAGAACACACGTCCTGCTTCCACGAGCTAATTAAACTTGCCAATAATGGTACCGAGATTGTTTATGTAACGGGTAATCATGATTCAACTCTTAGGCGTTACACAGACTTTCGTTACTTAAATTTTTCTCTTGTCGATGAGTACACCCATACGGATGCTAATGGTAAGAAATTTCTGTGTGTCCACGGTGATAAACACTCAGGTTATTCATCAGGATCTTGGAGGCAGCTTATTTTTAATAAGGGTTATGAATACATTACGCCTCTACATCAATTCCTTAAAAAGGCATTTGGCTTTTCATTAATTCATTACTTGCAGCATCATAAGAGAGCAAGACGTTACATCAATCGTTATGCAGAGGATCTTGTTAATTATTGCAAATCAAAGCAAGATAATTATTCTGGCGTAATTTGCGGACACATTCATTTTTCTGAGATTAAGAATGTTAATAATTACCTTTACATGTGTTGTGGAGATTTTTGTGACACTTGCACTTATCTAACAGAACGCAATGGCATTTATGAATCTCAGCAACATTAATCCATCCGTAAAATCATAACAATAATCCAAGCAGTAGAAATAAGGCCTAGACCAATTAAGCCAATTACAGACCAAACAGGATCAGTCATCTTAGTAAAACAATTTTTATTTAGTAAATGGAAATCTTTATCTTTTGGGTGTTCACACTCATTCTCTCTTTTAATCTTGGTTATAGGTTTAAAAGAAAACGTTTACCTAAGCCAAAACATCCTCATAGTCCCATTGATGGACCATTCACACCTAAACCGGAAATTACTCCTAAAGGGCTGAAAAAGCCAGAATTTCCTCCACCTAGACTCATTAGAGAGGATTTTTTATGATGGATGATCTAAATTGGTTCAACATCCTAATTGATCTCTACATCATCTACATTGGGTTTAATTATGGCAAAAAGCCACAGGACGACGCTTAAAGAGCAGTTCCACTACATCTACATCACATTAAAAGAGACGATCCGAATCCTAAATAACAAGAGATAATAAGCGTTTGAATTGGTTATTCCGATGATCGACTTTAACTCACCTGTTGAAGCGGGTTCTAAATGGTTTGAAATCAATAATAAACCTCTTGTTCTAGGTGGAGATCACACCTGGAATAATGTTGTTTCAATGGGCGGACAACTGGCACCATTGGGTTCTGGTAACTTTGAAAGATTATGGACTTATGAGGCCTCAAAGGTTAATACAGACTTTGGCGCAAGATGGGATACAGATAAGATTCTTGATGCGTCTCCTATCCCTTGGACAAGAAGAAAAAGAAAGTTTGATTTAGAAGAGGTTAATCCTGCTTATTTAAAGAGACTAGAATCTAGAGTCAAACGTGCCCTAAGACAAGGAAAAGTAGCAGCGGTTAATCTTTTTGAAGGTTCTCTTGTTTCTCGTAGCTGGGAATGGCACGCCTTTAATCCAAGAAACAACAGACAAAAAGCTGGTCCAGACAATCATTATGAGGTCCACACAAAAGGTCCCTGGAATAAGTACCAACTAAGGTATGTAAGAACTGTTATTGATAGACTTGAGAAATACAATAATGTTATTTACGAGGTAGGAAACGAACCGCAAGGAAGAGCCGCCTCTATTGAATGGTCCAAGATGATTATTAAAAAGGTAAATTCCTGGACCAAAAAACCAATTGGAGCAACTCACGTTCCACATACAAGTTATACTTGGATGCTTGATTCGGGTGCCGATTGGATTTCACCTGTTGTTTCACCTTATACTAGACCCAACTTTAGAGGTCCAGTTGTTTTTGATACTGATCATAGTTGGCCTTTAAGAAGCAATGTGACTGGCCTTAGGGCAGCTATTAACAGTGGTATGATTCCTTGGGTTATGGATAGCCACAATAATTACGTCCTCGTTGGCCCTAGTCAAAAGACGGATAAGGACATTATTACTGGACTAATCAGCTGATGCAGTTCAACTTTGGTAATAAAAAATCCTTAAAGAAGGTTGTTATCAATACCTTATTGTTCAGTGGCATCATAGCCCTTGTTTCTCAATGCACTGGTATTGATGAAAAAGACCTAACCGATCTTGTTGATGAGATCAATCGAGAGTGGGTTAAAAATGATGCTGTTAATGAGCAGATTATTACCAATCCAGAATTACTTGAAAGGCGCATTGAAAGAGATGTTGATAAGGCAATAGAGACCTATCAACATCAAGTTGTAGAGCCACCTAAGATGACGGATAAGCAGATTCTAAAAGAGGCAGAAAAGTTTAATCCAATTCAACAGCAGATTATCAAAGAGGCAATTTATTATGAACTACCCAAAGATGGCAGCAGAGCCCAGGATCTTCTTGGACCGCCAATGGGAATCAGATTGGACGCTAATTAAACTGGCACACAATTCCAACTAAACCCCTTTGTCTGTGTTATTATGAGTTCAGTTGAGGAATCATTATGCGCGACCAGAATTATCTGGCTCTTGATCTAGAGTACAATTCAGATGGAAAAACTGGCACCCAGGATATTATTCAAGTTGGCCTGTGTGTCGGTTCGCCTGTCTCTGGAATTCATTATAAGGAACAATTTTTTGTTAAACCATCAAACAAGGAGGTTGTTCTTTATCCTTTTATAACTAAGCTAACGGGAATTACCCAAGAAGACTACGATGCTAATTCAATTAGTTGGTCTACTGTTGTAGATGAAATTCGTCGGCTTAACGAGAATTATAAGTTCTTTGTTAATCCTGTCACCTGGGGAATCGGAGATTCTTATGATCTCATTAAAACCGTAAAAGAAGAAAATCTTGATTTCCCATTCTTTGGTCGTCGGATTATTGATGTTAAGCATCTTTTCCTCTTTATTGAATGTGCCAACGGTCGGGTAATGAGCGGGGGTCTTTCATCTGCTATGGGCAAGCACAAGCTACAGTTTCAAGGTAAGTCTCACAGGGCAGATAACGATGCCTATAACACTCTAATTTTCTACTTCCATCTACTTAAACGGCAGAAGCTGCTCGAAGACACTATCAAGTCTTTCAAAACCCTTCCGTGACAGTCTAACAACTGGCACACAAAATCATCCAAACCACCATTTTTCTGCTACTATAACCCCAGTTATTCAATCGTTATGCTTCAAATCTCTGAAAAGGCCAATGTCAACTACTTGGCAAAAGTCGTAAAACTTGCCAATCTCCGTAAGCACACCAATGCCGATCGGTTGCAAGTCGCTACTATTGATGGTAATAATGTTATTACCAGTCTTGATGCTCAAGAGGGTATGCTTTATGTGTACTTCCCTCTTGAGTCTGCTATCAATAAGGAATACTTGTCTTATAGCAATGCCTTCGCTTCGAAAGAGCTGAACTCTAATCCTGAGGTAAAGGGTTATTTCCCCAATACCGGACGTGTGCGAGCAGCTCGCCTTCGGGGAGAACGATCTGAAGGATACATTGTTCCTGTCACCGACATTAGCCGTTGGCTGAAGGATGCTTATGGTAAAGAAATGACCTTTACCGAAGAACACGCCAATACCGAGTTTGATCTGGTCTGTGACATTAAACTGTGTGAAAAGTACGTTAACCGTGAGCAGCTAATTCGTGAACGTAAGGAAAACAAAAACACCAAGAAGAAGGCCAAAGTATCTCGACTTGTGGATGATCAATTCCATTTCCACATTGATACACCTCAACTCAAGAAGTTTATTCACGAGGTTAATCCCGATGATTACATCCACATCAGCCGTAAATTGCACGGCACTTCTGCAATCATCAGCCGGGTTCTTTGTGTCAAACCTTTGACTTGGTATGAGAAGCTTCTTAAGCGCCTCAAACTTAACATTGTTGATACTCATTATGATCTGGTCTACAGCAGCCGTAAGGTTGTTAAGAACGGTTACCTTAATGAGGAAGAAGCTAACCACAACCATTACTACAGCAGCGATGTTTGGGGTGATTGTGCCAAGAAGTATGAGCACTGCCTAAAAGATGGTATTTCCCTTTATGGTGAAATTGTAGGCTTTACCACTGATGGTTCTGCCATCCAAAAAGGATACGATTATGGTTGTGCTCCTAATACGTTTGACTTCTATGTCTACCGAGTAACTTATACCTCTCCTTCCGGGGATGTTTATGAGTTCACCCCACGGCAGATGGAGGCTTATTGTGCCAAGTATGGTATTAAGACCGTTCCTCTAATCTATTATGGTAAGGCCCGCGATTTTTATGACATTTCTGTTAATGATCATTGGCACGAGACTTTCCTTCAAAAACTTTGCGATGATTATCTAGAATTAGACTGCACTCTTTGCTCTAATTCTGTTCCAGATGAAGGTATCTGCCTGAGGGTAGATAAGCCTCTCGACATTCAAGTCTACAAACTCAAGAGCTTCCGATTCTTTGAGCGAGAGACTAAACTTCTAGATGAAGGAGTTGTTGACTTGGAAACTTTTGAGGCAGAGTCCCAAGAAGATTCTTAAGTCTAAATAAACCAGAGTCGATAGACGACTCTAAACCAAATTAAATTCTAATGGAGATTTAGAATGACCAAACAATTCGATGCGATGGTTTTTATTGGACGTTTCCAGCCATTGCATAATGCCCACGTCTTTACAATCAATCGAGCCCTAGAGCTAGCCGAAAAAGTTATCGTTGTTATCGGCTCTTGCGATAGGCCAAGAAATCTTAAAAATCCTTTCACAAAAGAAGAAAGGACGTATTTTATTAAGTCTCTCTTTCCTGACGATAATGTTATCGTTGATGGGACTTATGACTCAATGTATAACAATGATGCCTGGGCACTGAGGGTCCAGAATGTTGTTCATCAATACACATCCCCGACCGATAAGATTGGTATTATTGGTCATAAGAAGGATGCCACGACTGAGGACTATCTAAAAATGTTCCCGCAATGGGGTGATCCTATTGAGGTCCCATTTAACCAGGACATTTCTGCGACTCAAATCAGGGATCTTTATTTCAATGGTGCGGATCTACATTTTTTTGAAGGTGTTATGCACCCACAAATCATTCGGTTTCTATCCGCATTTCGAGAAGAAAATGTGGGTTATGGATACCTGATCCAGGAAAAAGAGTTCATTGAGAAGTATAAGAGACAGTTTTCTGGTTATCCTTATTTGCCTTATTTTATCACTACGGATGTGGTCTGCACTCAATCAGCCCACGTCCTTATGGTAGAACGGGGGGCAATGCCAGGAAAAGGTCAACTTGCCTTGCCAGGAGGATTTCTTGGACAACAAGAATTTCTTATTGATAGTGCTCTTAGGGAATTGAAAGAGGAAACAAAAATTGATGTTCCTTTAAAGGTCCTTAGGGGCAGTATTCAAGGATCACACGTCTTTGATCATCCCAATCGCTCATTCAGGGGCCGTACTGTTACCCATACCTTTGCAATCAACCTACCCCCAGGTCCATTACCCTCAGTAAAAGGTGGGGATGATGCCCGATCTGCTCAATGGATTCCCTACTCTGAACTAGATCCAACGATGATTTATGAGGATCACTGGGAGCAGATTATGTTTATGCGTTCACTTTAAATTTGTTGGATAGACCAACAACACTACTATTCTAAAGGAGCTTTAGAACAATGAATCACACTAGCTTTACCGAAAACGAATTCGAAATTCTCGAAAAGTCCATCCTTATTGATACGGATGGTTATAAGTTTTCCCATCTATTTATGTTGATCCCTGGCACCACTAATGAAAGTGCCTACATCGCACCAAGAGGTGGCGATTGGGAACAAATTGTCCACTTTGGCCCGCAGATGTTCTTTAAGAAGTATCTGTCTAGGCCCATCACAAAAGAAGAAGTTGAAGTGGCAACTAAGTTTGCCTTAATGCAAGGAACCAGCTTTAATAGTGAGGGTTATCAATACATTGTTGATAAACATCAAGGAAAGCTGCCAATCAGGATTAAGTCTCTTCCTGAAGGGACGGTTGTTAATCCTAAGACAATTGTTGGTACCATTGAGGTAACGGATCCCACCTGTTCTTGGCTTGTAAGTCCACTTGAATCTCCTTTGCTTAGGGCTTTCTGGTATCCATCGACCGTGGCAACCAGGGCCTTTAATGCAAAAAGGATTATTAAAAATTACTTGAACAAAACTGGAACCCCTGAAATATTGGATTATAAGGTTGCTGACTTTGGCCTGAGAGGTGTAAGCAGTAAAGAATCTGCTGGAATCGGTGGGGCTGCTCACTTGACATCCTTCAAAATCAGTGATAATAACACAGGTGCTCTTTGGGCAATGCGTTATTACAATGAAGATGTAACACAAACTACAATTGATGCAACTCAGCACTCGATTTCTTGCCAATGGAAGCAAGATGATGAAGAGGATTATGTTCGTCACATCTTACGAGTTTGCGGTAAAAAGGGTGCATTATTCGCCATTGTTGCCGACACTTATGATGTTTACGAGTTCTGCCATAAGGTAGGTTCGCTGCGAGAAGAAATCGAGGCAACAGAATCCACCTTGATTCTAAGACCGGATAGTGGCTTTCCGCCTGAAGTTGCACTGGGTTGTATTACAATCCTTGATAGTTATTTTGGAACAACTATCAATGAGAAGGGCTATCACGTCTTGAATACCGTTCGATTAATTTATGGTGATAGTATTGATTGTTCGATGATTGATCGGGTGCTTTATAAGCTCTCTGTCAACGGCTATTCTGCCGATAACATCACCTTTGGTTGGGGCCATAAGCTCCTTCAAGAAGCCGCCAGAGACGACCACCAGTACGCCCAGAAGACTTCTGCAATGGAGCGAAACGGGCAATGGATCGGTCAACGTAAAAAGCCCGCCACAGCAGCCGGCAAAAGCTCTTTAGAGGGCCGTTATTCGGTCGTACAGAAAGAGGATGGTCGGTTCCTTAATGTCCGTAATGATAACGATGAATATCTACCAAATGACATTCTGCTTCCTCATTTTGAGAATGGAGAACTTTTGATTGATTATAATCTGTCGGAAATTCGTGAAACGATTAATTCTTATCTGAATTAATCGCCCGCACCTTGGGCCAGAACTCAAACTGTCACACCAAGATCGAGTTCTGGCCCAATCTGTGTTATTCTTATCTCAGTTACAAAACATTTTATGTACGACACTAAGTTTTGCATTGATTGTAAATTTTATAGGGAGCAAATTTATAGGTCTGTTTGCATTCATAATAATTCTTTACCGGAAACCGATTATGTTACTGGGAGGACTCATTATGTGGGGGCTACTTATTCTCGACTTACTTCCTCTTTGTGTGGTCCTGATGCAAAATGGTTTGAGCCAAGACCAACTTTTTGGCAATGGTTAAAATCTCTCTTTACAAGCAATTAAATTTTTTTCTAATTATGATCAACACCTTTACCACAGCCCAAGAAGTTATTGCCGTTTACGGTGAGCCAAGAATTGCACAACGACATACAACTGTCGGCATTCGTCAACCAAATGGCACCGAAACGTTTAAGCATAAGAATGGGGAACTTACAGCTGTTCCTGAAATTGATTATGTTGTAGTTCCAACAGACGGCTCGTTGGAGTACCCCTGCAAAATTGACTTATTCCATAAGGCCTGGGTTGAAACAGAGCCCGGTTCAGGTGTTTATCAACGCAAGCCATCACGAGTAATCCAAGTTCCTGAGGGCGACCTGGCGATCATTAATTCACGAGAGGGTGAATCACGGGTTGCGTATCCCGATTTCATTGCCCTTGGACTTGATGATGAGGTTTATTGTCATTCCAAAGAATGGGTTGATAAGAATTTGAACTTTGTCAACTGAACAACCAGTTCTTGAACCGGCACACAGAACCACCCAAAGCCCCCAATCTGTGTTATTATGGTTCCATAAAGATGAGACAGCAACCCCCTCTGCCTTACACGATTAATGTAACCCGCAAAACTCATCTTGTCAATTAAGTTGACACCGCAAACCCTATTTCTACTCAACTTGTAAAATTATGACTTTCCTAACCGCTCTTGAATCTGAACTAAACGTAACGACGACTGCCAATGGTGCCAAGGCCTATTCATCTACACTAAATTGTTGCCTTGATCTTTTCGGCACAATTGCTGCCTCCCGTGATAACATTGATAATGTCCGTAGAATCTTTGCCAGGGCTTATCAAACAAATCCTGAGGTTGCCCTATTGATTCTTTTCTGGGCCAGGGACATTCGTGGCGGTCAAGGTGAGCGAAAAGTTTTTCGTGAGCTATTTAAATATCTCGCCACCCAAGACGAAGCTGCTGTAAGGAAAGTTATTAATCTTGTGCCTTATTATGGTCGTTGGGATGATCTTCTTGTTCTAGAAGAAACCAATCTTTGGCCTGAAGTGCTTAAAATGATTGAAAAGCAATTGTTTTTCGATCTTAATTCACAAGATGACCACGATTCTGTTTCCCTTCTTGCGAAGTGGCTACCTTCGATTAATGCCTCTAGCCAAAATAGCAAGCGTCTTGGTCGCAAGATTGCTGCCCATCTTGGCTGGTCAGAGCGCATTTATCGGAAAAAGCTGCAGTTTCTGCGCACTAAAATTCGCATTGTTGAGCAGAAAATGTGCGCAAAACAGTGGTCTGAAATTGAGTATTCACATTTGCCTTCTCGTGCTGCCTTTATGTATCGAAAGGCCTTCAATAAGCGCGATGAAATGCGCTACAAACAGTACCTTGAGTCTGTAGAAAAGGGCGAGGCAAAGATCAATGCTGGAACTCTATACCCTTATGACATTGTAGATCAGTATCTTAACAAGGGTGCTCGTGATGATAAAACTATTGATCTGCAATGGGAGGCTCTTCCTAACTTTATGGAAGGTAATGAGTTCAATGGTCTTGTTGTTGCTGATGTTTCCGGTTCGATGAGTGGATTGCCTATGGCGGTTTCTATTTCTCTTGCCATGTACATTTCCGAGCGCAACTCTTCTCCTGTTTGGAAGAATAAGTTTATTACCTTTAGTATGAAACCGAGCATTCAGTCTGTTGTTGGAAAAACTATTGGTGATAAAATCAATAACTTGCGCCGCGCAGAATGGGGGTATAACACTAATCTTGTTGCAGTCTTCAATACGATTCTTTCCGCTGCGAAAGAGCATAAAGTTGCCCCAAGTGAAATGCCCCAGAAATTGATTATTGTTTCTGACATGCAATTTGATGAGGCCTGTGCATCGAATAGTAAGACTAATTTTGAGCACATCACCTCTCTTTATCGAGATGCAGGTTATGAACTTCCTCAACTTATTTTCTGGAATGTCCGTGGTAATTCCAATGTTCCAATTAAGGCTGATGACACTGGAACTGCTCTTGTTTCTGGTTGTAGTCCTTCTATCCTTAAGACAATTCTGTCTGGGAATCAGGTTACTCCCGTTGACACAATGATGGAAACGCTTTATGTAGAGCGTTATCAACCCATCGTTGATGCTCTTAAATCTAATTGAATAATTTCTTTAGGTGTTTCTGCAATTCTACCCTCGCTTATGGAAAAAAAGACACCTAGTTATAAGATGAGTCTGCAATTTTTAAACTACATTTAAGAGTTAAAAAACTCATCTTGAAAATGGAGATGTAGCTCAGCTGGTAGAGCAACGTAATGTAAATCTTGTCAAAGATTTCTCTGCAATCCTAATGCATGTCAAGCCGTTGGTCCTAGGTTCAAGTCCTAGCATCTCCGTTAGATGGTTCAGCAATTCTCACGTTTTTTGGGAAAACACAAGACCATCTAGCCTCATAAATAATCCAACCCAATTTGGATTATTTTATGGAAACAATTAGAATCCTTTGTAAGTGTTGCAATCGTGAAGTTGTGAAATCTGGTTCTTGTGGTTGCCCTAACCTGGCAACAATTCGGGACGATAAGATTTCTGCAGTTGATATGAGCCAGGTAGTTCTACTTTCCGCTCAACAACAAAGGTCTTATAACAGCTTCTTTACCCCATCAGAACTTGCAGATCAAGAGGCAAGACGTAAAAGAGGGGTTCGCAAACTTGAGTTTGAAGTGCGCTAAATAGTTCTTTTCTAAAGAATGAACGATAGCACTAAAGAGAATTGGCAAAAAGTAAAAGATGCCCTAGAAGCCGCTGGTAAAACTGATTCAACTTTTTACCGGCGAGCTGTTTCAATTCTTACAACTGGTCATGATCCATTTGAGCATTTCTT